CTTTAACCGACTTGTACTCTTTAAATGCTTCTATACCGGATTCTTGCTCTATTATCTTGTTAAATTCCTCGTCTAAAGCTTTACTGTATCTTATACGGCTTTGTTGTGTTTTACTTTTAACATCGAGAGTATTAATAACATCTTTAACTGCTTTTGGCTGTTGATCAGCGTTTAGTGTTTGCCCAGGTAAAGCCTCGCCCTTTGTAGACAACTCATTTGTTAAAAAGTTAATATCTCCTTCAAGTTTTTTAGAGTACTTAGTCGTATAATTTCTACTAAAGACTCTACCTGAATCGGTATTCATCATAGTAGATGATCCATTGATTTTACCCTTAGGGTCTCTAGGCACTTTTAAAGCTAAATCTTTTGTACCATGATCCATGCGGTCAAACCACTTTTGTTTGCTACCTCCAAGGTTTTTAAGGCCCAGTAATTTACCGTCTTTAAATGCTATTTCAAACCCACCGTCATCAACTACATCTACGGTATTTTCATTAGCAAATTCAGTAGCGCTAATTACACCCATGTCAAACAACTGATTTGGATTGATAGGTTTGCCGTAGTTTTCCCACATTCGAAAAGACTGAGGAGTTAATTCAATTGGGCCAGTAGGTTCTATTTCCGGGTTTGTAACCGTCCCCCCTTTAGCGGGTCCGTTATCAAACTCCTTTTGAGTCATGTTTGGGTCTTTAGTTTTGTAGTAAGCAACGTATTTTTGAACCCTGTTTACTTCGGGATCGTTGTTGCGCTCCATTTGAACATAAAAATTATCCTGGCTAGTATCATAGCTTCCCTCTCTTATAGTGTATCCTTCGGCTTTGGCTGTAGCTAATTCTTCGTTAAAGTCTTGTTCATTTTCCCTGTCTATTACCCATTGATCGTTAGGATCTGTGCTGTCGTATTCTGCTTTTCCCGCAACCCATCCTGGCTTTAAATTGCCAATAAAATCAAACATAACGTCCTCCACTCGGTTGCCTAGGTTATCAAATGTTATATAGTCTTCCACAACCCCAGCATTCACTATAGCTTCGTACGTAACCTTAACTGTAGTTCCAATAGGAATACCAGGTGGGTTTTCTTTTCGTTCTTTTTGTTCTGCTGGGGTGTATGCGTTTTTTTGCGCCGTTACGCACCAAGGGTTAGTTTTTTTACCCCAATGAGTATCCAATATTCTTCTAACAGCCTGCTGCCCTCTACGAGTAGGCATTATTTGAAATGTTTCTACCCCCTCAGGTAAAGATTTTTTATTAAAAAATTGCTTTTCTTTATTAGGGTCTAATCGCTTAGCCTTAACTTCTCCTGCAAATTTATCTATAATGTCGCGAGGATTGCTAAAGTCCATTACGTTTAGCTTTTTTAGCTCGGCTATTCTTATAGCTTCACCTACAATTTCAGCGTCAACAGGAAAATTAGTAGGGCTTTTTGCTACAAAGTTTAAAGCAGCCTTTTTGTATTTAGCTTGATTTTTTTCTGGTATATCTAAACTCTTAACCCAGTCGAATACGTCGTCTATTTGCTGCTCTGCCGAAAACACTTTATTGCCTTCTATTACATCACCTCCCCGTAGCTTATCGAGTATTGTGCTGTATTCTGCACGTATTTTTTTAGAATATCTAGTTGCTTTAGCAAGTTCAACCTTACTTTGCACGTCGTCTAATCTAGAAAGTGCATCGCCTACCGCAGCCACATTACCTACGTGATCGTCTGCAAAGTAAAAGTCGTTGTAGCCTTCTGCAAATTTACCTACAACCCAATTAGCCTTAGCTTGTGGATCTGAGCTTGCAAGCCCGGTAATGTTAGCAAGTGGTATGTCAAGACCAATACCCTTGAGGAATTCATGTATAGCATTGGCACTATTAGCCGGGCGAGCGGTTAATATGTACACGTCTTTGTTGCCAAACTTTTTGTTTCTATCTACAGCCTTATTAAAGAACGGGCCTTTAGCTCCACTCATCACTTTGCTAAATTCACTAAAATCAAATTCAGCGCCGTTAGCTAAAAATGTATCCCCTTCTTTCGCAAATCTCGATGCATCTAATTTACCTTTAGTTCCGTCAGGCATTGTGTATAACACGTTGCTTTTAGTTGTTGCCAATGTATCGTCAAAATCCCAAACGCTAATACCTCTTCTTGGTCTGTCGAGACTATTTCCTAAATTTATTGCTTTATCAAAGTTTTCAACCGCTTTTAAAGATTGTTCCACTGTAAGACCTTTTTGCCTTAAATTCAAAGGCAAAGAATAAAAATTGTTGTCTGCGGTTCTTTGTCGTTTTTCTTGAGCGTTGTAAAACTTTAGCCCTTTAACTTTGTTTTTAAAGCCACCTTTGCCTTTGCCGTCGGGTTCCTTATCATAGCGTGTGCTATCTCCATCGCGATCTAAAACAGCGTTAGCCTCTACAGGAATTATGTTCACATACAATTCACTAAAATAAGCATCTATATCAAAATTCTTTTTAGCGGAAATGTAATCGTATAAAGCTTGCCTCATTACACCTAAAGAGATCTCATGCTCAAGCATTGATGCTGCTTTGGTTTTATAAACGTTTTTAAGGTTATACATTTTGCGCATAGGAGTAAGTTGTCCGCCAGATAAAAGAAGAAGTTTTGCTTTTGCTTCTAAAAAAATCTCTTGTTGCTTAACCTTGTTTTTACCTGCGGCTAGATATGCTTGTTTAGAATCCGTTACTATTTTTTTAACAAAATCCCTATTTTTCTTAGTATCGCTAGCCATGGTAGCCGCCATGCCATCTATTCTTTCGTTGCTTTGCGTTCTTACCTTTTTTATGTCTTCAATTGTGGTTGTTTTGAAGATGCCTTTTAATTTATTATCACTACCTGGTTTTTTTATTACAAAAACCTCTTGTTCAGTAGCTTTCTCTCCTTTCTTTTTTACACGGTATCTAGTCTCCTTTGCCAACTCTACACCGTACTTTGTTTTTAGTTCCTTGGGTGTTATACCTAGCTTTTCGGCTAAGCTATTGTATAGATCTTTGTTTGTTATTATTCCATCAACCTTCGCGTCTCGGATTCCTCTGCCGTAAAACTCAATAAATTCTACTATGTCAGCAGTACTAAGTTTATCGCCAAGAGCTTTAAGTGCAGCGGTAAGCTTGTTGTATCCTCTATCTCGGAGTATATAGTCAAATGCCGTTCCAAGGGCTTTTCCGTATGAGCTATTAATAAGCTTTTTGGTTTGATCTGGAGTAAGATCTGTTTTTCCTATAAAATCGTTAAAAACTTCATCTGCAAAAATTCTGCCAACTTGGACATCAAATTCTTTTCTAAGGTAAGTATCGGTTGCTTTAAAAACATCAGCGGCACTTATAGGATATTTTGCAAATTTGCCTTTTAAATGATTTAGCACTTCTACGGATAATTGAGCATTAGTAGCTGAATCGTAGTTTACATTAGCCATGTTAAGCATAGCCTCTACTCCACCAAAATTCGTTATGCTTTTGGAGTACATAGTTGGGTTTTTACCCATTTCAATGTCCAGCAATGTCATAGGGTCTAGGTTACCAAATTCCCTACTCATTTCGTTCGCTATCATACGACCCTCAAGCTTTATCAAACTCAGTAAGGTCTGCGCTCCCGGCATTTTGTTTATTGCCTTACCTGCTTCTTTAGCTTTTGCTACATCTGGCACCGCATTTCCATTGCCGTCATCAATAGCTCCTATCGCTTCTAGCAATTCGTCCCGAGATATTTTTTGAATTTCGCCTTCTAAATTTCCTTGTGCTTGAGTTCTTCTGCCTGTAACTAAGTAAGCAAGGGCTGTAAAATTTCTACCCATTCCTGTTGACATACCCGCGCTTCTACCTCTTTTGCCGCTAAAGTATTTGTATTCAGGAACGCTAAGTTCTGGTAAAAATCTTAATATACCTTCTGCCCTAGACTCTGGTGAGTATTCTTCAAAAGTAAAGTTAGAATCCTCTTTAGCTTTTGCTTCTAATTCCGCTAGCTTAGAGTCTCTTTGATCATAAGGCACTCTTACCTCTGTCATTTCTCCATTTACTTCCGTTCTGAATACAGCTTGCTTTGCAGTAAAAGCTGTAATTGCACTTTTGTATGTTTCCTTGTTAAAGTTACCGGACCTCGCAGTTAAAGTTCCTTCGCTAATACCGTATATTTCTGCTAGTATGGAATCAATAACAACCGGTAAGTTTTTAAAGTTTTCTACTTTTTTGTTACCCCTGTTCTTTTCCCAAAATTCTAAAATTTTAGCTTTAGCCTGTGCTTTGAGTGCTTCGTTCGCTAGCAAAGCGCTAGGCCTTCTAACTTCGCCTTTAAATCCGCTAACTAATTTCTTTTCTGGTTTTTTAGAATCTTTAGTTTCAAACTCGAATTCAGTATCATTCGACGCTATTTTTACTAATGCCTCTGCTCCTCTTGAAGTCCCCTGGTCTTTACCTACAACCCCAAGATCTTCTGCAAATTTTACAGCTCTAAGTCCTCCTCTTTGGAATATAATATCCTCGATGTCATTAATAACGTTTTCGCCTTTCCTATTAATAGTTTCAGGTTTAAACTCATTGATAGTCATAACCGTTAGGTTGGCTTTTGCAGACGCCAAGTAATCTTCCCTGCTTGTTGCTTGCTTAGCGTTTTCGGATATTTTGTTGTAGAAAACATTGGTAAACAATCGCGCAGCCTTGCTTAAGGGCACGTCTAAAGCCTTAACTATTTCGTTCTGTAGTTTATCTCGTCTAGCAGCTTGTTTGATTATATCAGGGCTGTTATTTGCGTTAATAGTTATAGGGTTTTCCTTAAGTGCTACTAATTCTTCTTCCTTAGACGTTCTAGTTACATCCCCGGTTTCAGGCTTATCTTCTATAGCTTTTTTAGCCTCAGCATTAAGTCTTTTTTCTTCTTCCTTTATTACCTTATTAATAGCTTGTACTTCGGCTATTTTAGGCTCTATTTCTTTCTTTACTTCCGTGTCTAAAGAGTATTTTCTTTTGCTTTTGTCAGCCTTAGGCCTAACTATTTTTTCTTTTTTAACAGGTTCGTTTGTTGCGGCGGTTGCTTCTGGAACAGCGTCTACCCCCTCATCTAAAGCGGCTTCCGCTAAATCATAGGTTTTCTGTGCGTCCTCAACAGCTTTTTGAAGTGTTGGATTGTCCGGGTCTAGATTAAACATGTCCTCGGCATCGTTTAAAGCCTCTTCTGCCTCGTCAAATTTGTCTTGTAGCGGCTTAGAGAGCCTAGTAGCGGGAGTTGCTGCCTTGCCGTCTGTCTTATCAGCAGCTATTTTATCCACCTGCTTTTTTAAATCGCCTAACCTGTTTATGTTTACTGTTCCTTCTTTAATTCCTTTGGCTATTGAAGCGGCAAACGCAACAAAATCATCAGGGCCTCTGAAATCAAAATTATAATCTTTTCCAGCTAAATCTTGTAGCATGTAGCCACTAAGTCCCATGAACGCCTGGTTGCCAGGGGCTAGAGGATCCATTCCTTTTCCTCCACCAACTAGCTCAAAAAAGTTAGCCATATATTCGTTTGCAATAATACTCTGCAATTCTTTTTCAAGACTTAATTTTTCTTCTTTCGTAGCAGCCTTGTCAATCCTTTTAGTGTAATCGACCATGTATGGACTTAGCTGATTTTGTATTTTTAAATTAAGCCCTGCCTGATTTTTTTGCATCCAAAGTTCAATCTGATCAGCCATAGCCGCAAGCTTTTCTGGAGCGTTTGCAAAAATCTTATCCATTACCCCGTGGCTCAGCTCGTGTTCCATAACACCTATTTTTTGTTCCGCAAGCTGGCTTTCTATAATAGCTATAGGGGTTGTAACACTATCCCCGTCTGCATCTAAAGAGTAGGTGAACTCACCGTTTTTGTCGGTCTTACCTATCTTGATGTTAACACCTCCGGCTCCTTTCTTTAGGTTTGCAATTATATCTGCTTTTTCCTCGGGTGTGATTTCACCAGCCTTTGCCATCTTCTCTACTTCCGCTATAGCTTCTTTTGTAGTTTCAAACAACATGGCTCTAGAGTTAACCTTCTTCCCGTTAACGGCAAATTTGTCTCTTATTAGTTTAGCGTTGTATAAGTCTGAAGCTTTTTGCTTAACCTGATCGGTTACAACATAAGCATTTAGCTCATTCATAGCTTGATCCATGTAGCCTTGATAACCATCTGGGTCTGTAGCTTCTAGCAAAATAAATTCGTCTCTAAACGCGCTAGATAGGTAGGCTTCTTGAGTGCTTTTCGCAACTATAAAGTCATTCTGTATTTTTTCTAGTGCAGCCTCTTTTTGCTTGTAGGTAAGCGTAGGATCATTAACAATGTTTGACGCTTTTTCTTTAGCTTCGTTTATTGTTTTTGTGGTCGCTTGAACCCCTCGTGCCCCTAATATAGATATGCCGTTTTGAGCTTTTTGCTCTGCTTTAGCTATTTCTCTACCCTGCACAACCTTCAAGGCCTCTAGCTGTGTTCTTATTTCCTTGCCAGCAACTGTTCTCTTGTCTACAGCCGCATAAGCTGCCTCTAGATCAAATATTTTCTTCTGGCGATTATCTAAGTCTATTGTAGTTTTACGAGGAGATAATGCACGTATACCTGCTCCTTGCAAGAATGGCAAGCCGGAAAAAGCAAATGAGAATCCTAGGCTGCTTACTGCAACATGATCCGCATTTTCAAATATAGGTCTACCGTCTATAGCGTTCTCCACAACGTTAGTGGCTAATTCACCTGAAAGTTCTAAGGCATTATCATAAACAAGATTCCTTTTCCAGTTTAACTTCCAGTAATCGTTTAAATTTAATAAGAAATCTTTTTTCGTGTTACCCTTAAACATCTTCATACCATTCTGAAGTATAGGGTTTGTTGTCAAACCGGTAAACACTCCATTGGCTAAGCCAACACCGATTGCTTTTGCATAAGCCTCAAAAGCACCTGTTCTTTCGCTAGACGTCATTAAGGAATTCTCGTATGCTATATCCATCATTTTTTCACCAGCTGTCCAGGCTCCTACAATGTAAGGTGCTAACGTGCCTCCTGATGCGGCCATGGCAATGAGTACGGGCGCTTGCGTAGCTATTTCTTGCGCTACAAATTTAGCAAAGTTTTTGCCGCTAGAAAATCCTTCACCAACACTAAGATCTCTTACGTATTGGCCCCTGATATCTTCTTTAAATTCAGAATATTGTGATCCCCATTCGTCCAGGGCCTCCTCTGTTCTAAGAAATCTATTTTCAGCACCTACTTGCCCGGTTAAAACTTCTGACCCGTAATTCATTAGGTTTATTGTCTTGATACCAAACATGCCTAAACTCACTCCTATGCTACCTAATCCAGTAACCAAGGTGCTCGCCGATTTGTCTAGTATACTAAAGTTCAATCCAGCTGCCTTTAGCTGCGCGTCCATGTCTCCTAGCTTCTTACCTGTTTCATTAAGGTCTTGCATTAGCGGAGCAAACGCTTCAAGAGAAGCATTTAATTCAACCTGCTCGCTATCTAAGATATCTTTTTGTTGCTGTGTTATTTGAACGCCTGTTTCGTAGGTTAAAACTGGAGAACCGTCACTTAAATCCCCGAGCATTACGGTTTGTCCGTTAATTTTTAATTCCGCAGCCTGTACGGTTCCTTCGGCATATCGTGAAGCTAATGCTAGGTTTTTTGTTTTTGCAACTGAGCTATTTGTGTTAGCTATAACTACAGCCTCTTTTGCTGCCCATGCTTTAAACTTTTTTGTTTTCGCTACAGCACCGCCTAAGGTAGCAACGCTTCTTTTATCAATGTTATCCGAAAGATACTGTTCCGTTTTTTGCGTAAGTAGCTCCTGGCGTTTAGCTTCTTTTAGGTCTGCATAGACCATATCCTTGCTTTTTGCGATTAACTCATCAACACCCAAGTCGGAGCCCTCACTTATTAGCTGGTTCCGCTTTGCCTCTAGCTCGGCGTCATAGGGGTACACATCAAATTCCTCTATTTCTCCCGTTGATGAATACTTGTTTTTTTGAGTGAAGCGCTGTTTTGTTTGTGGCTCAAACATCGATTCCTTAGGGGGTAACGCCTCCGTTATTTCTTGCTCTGTGGGGTTTAAGTTAGCACTACCTAGCATAGTCTCCGCTTGATCACCCATTGCTGTTAAAGCATTTGAGTCAGCATATCTGTTTAAGAACTTTCTGAGCTCTTTTGCTTTTTCTGACATTTCTGTCTTACTTAAATCTCTTCCCTGTATTCTTAGATCAAAAGTCTCATCTATGTCTCCTGTATCAGGGTTAGTATAAGAAAGAGTTGCATTTCTACTGCTCGTTTTTTCCTTCTGGTTATAGTCAGTAATATTTAAGCTCATGTTAGGAGTTCTAGCTATAGCTTGCATAGCTTCCTTGACTCTATCTTCGTCTCCCCCTAGCAGCCCTTGTAAAGCTTCCAAATTTATTACCTCATTTTTTTCCGCCTCAGATTCTATATCATCTATGGTTACAGCGGGTAAATCCAAAGAAGTATCTTCCGAGCTGGATTCCAATTCTGGTTGTGCAAACACATCCGACCCTTCGCTTGCACTCGTCGCAAGGTCTTCCCCAAAATTTGGAGAATCAATTTTTTCAATCATGGATTCCTCTGCGGGAGCACGGCTAACATCAGTGCTGTCTTCAACTTCTTCGTCTTCGCCTTCCGTTAATTCTTTAACTGACCAACCCATTTCATCCGCTTTCTTTAAGCGCGCAATTAAGCTATCGTAATCCTCAAATACTTCTTTAGTGTCGTTTATTAGGTATGTAAATCTTGGCATGATATGATTTTTTGTATTTGTTTTTAATTTTAAAGTTTCCCAGTAAGAAAGTTAGATCCTAGCTTTTCTTCAATTAATTTTGCGAGCTTTGCTTTTTGCTCATAAGACATTGATGTTTTGTTTTGATCGTTTATTAAGCTAACGAGTCTCATTGCGCTCGTAATCGGGGTATCTTTAGCTTTTTTGTCTGCGCCGTAGCCGTCCGGGTCCGCTTCGGATCCTGTTTTAGATTCCAATACTAGCTTATTATTTCTGTATAAAAACTTTAAATCTCTAAAGTCTCTTGGTGACTTATCGCTATTGCCCCCTAAGTAATATTGCATAAAATTTCCTTTGCCGGCTTGGTCAAATTTAAACAACTTGTTTAGCTGATTAGTAACACTTTCTTTATATCCGTCTGAGGTAGGTGTTTCAGCAGCGTAAGGGGTTAGCCCTGTGCTTATGTTAGTATTGGCTTGGGTATAATAATCGTTTCCAGTAAGTGTTGGATCGACTCCGTTGCCTTGGCTTGGTTTTGGCACATTACCGTGAAGCTTGTCATAATAATAGTTATCTCCTTCTTTTTTTACATTAATAGCCTGCAATGCAACATCCTCTATCTTTTTTTCAAGCAATGCGCTTTGGGCTGCTTTAAGCTCCTCAGGAGTTTGCCCTTCTTGTTTTAGCCGGCTCCAGTCATCCATAGATATATCAAAGTCCTTAAGGTACCGTCGTTTTTCGTCTGTACCCATTTCGCCAATCATATCTCCCATCATACGCACCTGAGAATCCACTACTCCTTGTACTTTAGTAGTATTTAATGTTTGTCTGTAATACACTTTGCCGTCAATAATTTGCTTTGTAGCCGGTATAACAGGAGCATCCCCATTAGCGTTGGGCTCAGCAGTACCATCGGTAGCCAGCATGTTGTTCCTTACTTTGCCGTCTAATAAGAACTCCGATTCAGCTCCTTTTTGTACTGTCGCAACGCCTGTTTCTTTTCTTGGTTTAAAAAGGGCTGTTACGGTTGCTAAATCTGTGCCGCTAAAAAACAAATCTGCTTGACCCTCACCTCTGGTTATTTTTAGTTTGCCATCTGCATAATCGTAAGAGTACCCGTCTTTGTTTAGAAAAGCTTTTATAAGCTCCCTAGCGTTTGTTCCGTCGTCTAGCTCCCCGTCTTCTTTCATATCCTTGGTCCCAATGGATGGATAGGAATTGTTTATTTCTATATCAGATTCAGCTTGGGCTGCCCATTTTTCCGCGTTGGTGACTAAGGCTCCTGTATTAAGCATCCACTCGTTTAGCTCTGCTCTTTTCGCACTGTTCTTCTCCATGGCTTCGCGGTTAGCCGCAGTTCTATTTGCTAAAAAAGCCTTTTCTAGCCTGTAACCCTCGTCTATAACTTCAGACATATTAATACCAAACTGATCTTTTATTCCGGTTAGCTGGTCTTTGGTTAGCTTTGCGGCTCTTTGTTTATCGGCATTGTAATCTTTAGAAAGCTTGACCATACTCGTGTTGTATATCTCGTCTTCCTTCTTTCTTTTTTCTGCTTCTTTTCTAGCCTTTTCCGCCGCTAATTGGTTTTGCTTTTCCATGCCGACTATTCCTGTCGCTATGTTTTTTGCGCCTTGTGCTATTGCCTGGCCTAGAACAGACCCGGAATCGTCCTTTACTATTACTGGATTTCTGTAACTCATGTATTATGTTTTATTTAACAGGCTCTCCTGTTACTGGGTTTATCTTATAAGGATTCAATGACCCTCCTTCTGCAAAGGCCCCTGATTGCATCACCCCACCAATTGTAGACGTTATGCCCCCAATCATACCGCTCATTGCCGAAGCTCCGGCCATGTTAGCACTAGCCATATCCTGCCTAGCTTGAGATTGCTGGCCTTGTAGTCTGTCTAAGGTTGCCATATCTCTTGTTTCCTGAGCTCCAAACATAAAGGCGGCTCCTTGAGCTTGTGCGTTTTGCACCCTGGCTTCTTCACTCATTTCCATTTGGGTAAGCTGCAGTTCTTTTGCCTGTAATGCTTGCTCTCCTTGAGCTCTTAGCTTTTCATTAGCAGCTTCTTGTTGCTCTATGTTAGCCGAAACTTCTTTCTTGCTTTGCTTAGCTGCTTGAGCCAACGCTGTGGCACCTCCGGCGCTCGCTCCCGTCGCTTGTAACACATCTAGTGTATTTGCTAAGGCAATATCTGTTTGTTCCATCTGGATCTCCGCAGCGCTTGTAGCAACTCCTAGGTTTGCAAATGGATTATTAAGCTCCCCTCGCATTTCTTCTATCATGTCAGCGTTTGAAGTAACGCCAGCATAAGGATTAGTAATTGCCTGCCTGTTATTCTCAAATGCTCTCATTTGTCTATCTAAAGCATCTCTTTCTTGCTGAGCTTGCTCTTGTTGCTTTCTAGCGCTTCTGCCTCCAATGAGACCACCCGCTACACTTCCGAGGATGCTTATCGCTGCTCCCGCTAATATTGGTACTGGCATATATTTATTTTTTTATGATGATTGTACAAATCCTGTGCTTACAGCAAATAATTCTTTTTTGCCTGCGCCGCTGTTATTTATTGACATTGCTACTTCTCCGAAGAATCCTTTTACACCTGATGACGAGCTACCCCATACAACCTCGCCGTTTTGCGAGGGCGTACCGTTAACTAGATCCGCATAGTATTTATCTTCCTTCCGCTTAAACCTGTTTATTAGTAACGAGTTTTGCATTTGCTCCAATGTAGTAACAAAAACAGCGCTTGTTATAGGTAAGGTTGTGTCCGTGTTCGTTTTAAAGCTATCCATTTTCCACCCGGTGTCTCCCTCGTAATTTATTGTTTGAAAGTTTTTAACCATAGATGGTGCTCCGTTAAACACAAAGGTTACGCTAGAGTTTTTCGTTTCTCCGTAAAATACGCCTCTGGTAGTTGTATTATCAGCAAAAACGTAATGTTTATATATCTTACCTAAGCGCGTGGTGAAATATTCATTGTTCAGGCTAATTATTTGGCCTGGTTTGTAGTCAAAAAAGCTAACCCATCCTTTGGATCTTTCGTCAAACGATAGAGTATCAAAGCCGTCTTCGCTTTTGGGCATCGACAATGTGTATTGTTTATTGTGAGCGTCCCATCCACCTATTATATTAGGCGCAGCAGTTGATAGCTTATCTCTAAAATAATCGGTCATACCATAATCTGATATCACAGTTATTCCGTCCATTGATAATCTACAAACTACGTTTTGATTTCTGTCCGTAAAATACTTTCTGTATCCATTTACAGCAAATGATTCAGGGTCTTTGCTAATTCCGTATTCCCCGGCAAATGCCACGTTCTGTCCTATAACTAAGTTACGACTAGTAACACTTGCATTGCCTTCGGCAGAGTATATTGCGTCCTTGTCTATTAAAGACTTGCTCACTTTATTTTCTTGGAAAATAATTAGGTTAGTGTCTTCCGCATATAACTTTTGTATTGAGCCATTCGCGGGATCAACCGTCCTTGTTATGTCTTCTCCTACAGAAAATTGATTCGTCTGATTAACTCCCGTTCTAGAATTAAATATACCAGAATGAATTAAGGAGCTAAACTTGTGTGACTGCTTTGGCTCGTCTTCTACTAGATATGCTTTAACTCCAAAGTCTACGGAAACATTGTTGTAACCGCCTCTAATCCTAGACTCCTCTATCAGCCAATCCGTAGCGTTATTCCCGGGAGTATAAGCTATAGGAATGCGATCAAAATTAATTATCTTGCCAAAAGATATAGAAGTCGATGGTGTTATAACAAAATCAGGGGTATCACCGGCTACAAATTCTATATCACTATTTATAAAACTTACGTAGCTACGGTAAGTATTTGCTCCGTCTTGTATTGTAACTTGCTGGCCTACCCCAATTCCTGTATTTAAACCTCCGCCAGTTTGAAATGTCTTTCCAACGTTACTAACATAGGTGATACTTGTATTAGACTCCGGCACAATATCCGTTACGTCTTTAAGCTTTTTTAACCAAAAAGTATTAAAGTATTTTAATTCTATTATTGCTGCCATAATTGTTTATTATTTAGTCTACTTTGTATCTCGCGGTACCCCTGTTATCCGGGTTGCTTGGAGCATAATCAATATCATTTGAAGTCTGTATAGACGAAACTCCCAGCACTAAATCTGGATTGTTTATTTTAAGCCCTGTGTCTGCACTATACCCTGTAACCCATTGCAATGTAATAGCTTGTCCCGCGCTGCTAGGGAGTGATGGAGGCTGAAGCAGTGTTACCCATTGAGCAGGAACAGGCGATAAAACGCTTGTGTCAAGGGTAGTGTTTATATAAGGGGCTCCAGCAGCGGGCTTATATATATCTAGTCCCGTAATATCCGTATAAAATTGCTTAACATAATCCCCATAAGGATTTCTTGAGTATATGAAATCTGAAGAACCTGTTAAATCAGCGTAAGTATTTGATGTAAAATTTCCGACTGATCTTATATATTTAAAATATTCGCCAAATCCCCCGTTTGCGGTAACTAAATTTTCTCCTTGCCATGGAACACACGAAGGGTAATGCAAATCATCAACCTGAAACCAGCCTCTAATTTGATTATCAAACTGATATGGCGGGGGGTTAAAAGGTTCCCCAGGCCCAGCCGGCTGGTTATTATCTCCTCTTACTTGTTGAAAGTCTCTTACTACAAAAGCGTACTCTATGCCTTCTTGCGTATTAAAATCGTCATAATCAAAGGCTCTAATTGCCTGTATGTAAGTAGGGCTAAAGCTATTACTATATAATCCCCTAGAATCACTTAGTCTCGGCAAGTCTTTTATAGGGAATGCAAGCGTAGTGCTCTGCGATGTAATAGTTTGTCCAATTCTATTTTGCTCAAGAGTTCTAGGTATTTGTATCCAAGCCGGGTCTCCTCCTGCTATTCTGTAGTAATAATCTATGATAGGTACTTTAAACCAAAGAGCTCGGTTTCCGGCGGGAGCATAAGCATTAAATGTTGCCGCTATAGTCCCGTCTAAATGTGGTGTTGTGCCTATCCTAAAAGTAGGTAAAACTTGATTATCGGGATCATCTCCATCAGGGAAATCAACTCCGTCTGTTATAAAATCCTGAAGGCTGTTGTTTTCTGCGGCAATGTAATATATTCTATTAGTTGGGTCAAACCCCCCAGTAGTGCCGTTTCCTCCTTCTGAGTAAATTACTTCAGGATATTGATAAGGGCTGCCACTAGGTGCTAATAAGCAAGTGTCTGATAAAACGGTTGTATTAGCCTTTGGAAAATCTATTTTTATAGTAACTTCTTGTTCATAGAAAAGCGAAGTATATGGAGAAGTTGTATTAGTAGGTGTCTCCGCGTTAGCATCTGTTAATCGTATGGTTATATTATAAACGCCAAAAGGGTTTCCTAAAAAGTCTCCTCCATCTGGAACAGCTTGTGTCATTTCGCCATTAATTGGATTCATAGTCCAGTTGTCAGGAACTTCACCGCCTCCGGTTGCATAAAAAGTGTATACTAATTGCTGACTTCTTGCGCTCCCGCCTAAGCCTGTACCGTTTGCAGACCCGGCAAAAGTTGCTGGAGGTATTAGAGTCGCGTCACTTCTTGTTTTTACTATGTCATTAACAAGATTAAAGCTAGGTGCTACATTTTCTAAAGCTCCAAAGCCTTGAGGCTCTCCTCCTAATGGAATGTTGCTAATTATCCCGCCCGCGTTCATTCGTATTACAAATGCATAAACATCTAAACCGCTGCTTCCTTGAAGAAAAACAACCCCAGGCCCAGTATATCGTATTTGAAATTCGCCCTCTTCTGAACTACCCACGTCACCCGCTACAAGCTCAAAAAAGTCAACATCCGCATCCAAACCGTTTGTTGCAGAAACTAGCTCTCCAGTTGGTGCGTCTACAAAAGACTGCCCTTCATTATTAATAGGTCTAAACCAGCCTGTAACAGCTTCATCTGGAATCACATCTTCTCTGAATTCCCATGTAAGGTTTTCAAATCCGGCTACGGCATTATTGCTCGACGCAATTTCGGTGTTTAAATCCACTATCAATCCCTCTGAAGTTGTTTCCCAATATATATCTAATAGTGATTCTACCGGAGCAGTTTCGTACACGGCTAAGAAAGGTTGCATATTCCAGCTCCAGTTATTTGCTCCGCCATCGGGGTTAGTTGTTCTTTCTGCATCCCATCCAATACCCTTTTCTGTAGTAGATATTCTAGCTATTAACGGGTCAGAATCAATTTGATAAAAAACCTTAACGCCATCTTCTCCTCCTTGATCTGAGCCGCTTCCTTTAGAAAGTTCTCCGTAGGCCATGTCCAGCTCAAAAGCGGTTGCTATTGTGGTAGCTGTATGTCTTATGGCATTTTTTCCAGTGTAATCTAATCTAGCATAGTATTGTTTGTTTCCTGGATCTGGATCTACATTACTGCTAGTGATATTCATTAGGTTGGTAACTCTTCCATACAGTGCTACAGAGCTTCTAAACTGTTTGTCTTGCTCTCCTACTTCCTTTAAATCCCTAGGTATTTTGTTTATATTATCGTTAAATAATACGGTATGCGCCGTCAAGTTAAGTTCGTTACCTGGAAAAGGGCCATTTTCTGTCCCGTTTATACTTTGCCCTGGATACCCATTTAAAATACCTGGTAAATAAACATTGTAATAATCTTGCTCAGTTTGCTTTACAACTATCTTGTAGCTGTACCACCCTAAATCATTTATAGTGTACGTGAATTTTAAATCGGGCTGGCTATTCGGTATGTTGTTGGCTCTAAGGTAGACATCGTTTACTCGGCCGTCAGTAGTAACCGTGTATTGCGAAGGTCCAGTGGGCCCGCTTATAGCTGTTACCTTAACAAAGTCGGTGTATGCGCCGCGCATGTAATCGCCTACTCTAGGTATGTTTTGATTGTTTGGGTAAGCGCTTCCGTTTGGTCCGTCTTGCCTAAACGTGTATTGACTATTAGTTATAAAAGTACCGTTCCACGCCGCAATTGCAAATCCTTCACCCGTATTAGGGGCATATTGTTGTTTTATAGCGTAAAGCCCTGGCGTTCCCGCGGCTAAGTCTATCTGCGAAGCAATAGGTTCATTAACCAAAACTTGGATGGCGTCACCAAACCAAGTTTCAACATCCGTGTCATTTTCTGACAAATCATAAGGACTGTAAATTGTTGACCCAGAATAAAATTCCCCGTCAGCTTCTGTTCCTAAATCCACTGAAGACAGTAAAACAGGCGATTGCCTACCAAACTTATCAGCTAAAACAAATCCTACTTGATAATTTCTATTTCTTTTTACAGAATGGTTAGGATACTCTATCCAGTTGTTATAGGCTCCTGTATTGCTTTTTGTAGATATTCTACAGTTGTAGTTTAGGTTTGCAGGTGGTGTATGCTGATCTCTAAAGTTACCATATATAATTCTGTTACCTGAGGTTTCTTGAGCTAAGGCTCTCACAGGTACTTTGTCATAAACTCTTACTGTTTGTGCCTCTGGAAGTGTTCTGTAAGGCTTTCTTGATTGATACTCGTATGTGTAGTGGTTGTCAAGGCCGCTAGCCCCTGATATAACACCTACGGAAACGCTGTCTAAAACTTTTACAGCCAGTCCGTCGCTTTCTCTAAATAATATTTCTAATGAACTAATTTTATAATCAGACACCAGTCTGCTTGCGGAAGTCGGTAGCGGTATCACTAGCCCGATGTTTTGGACAAGATTCTCCATAAAATCTACTATGGTAGATCTATAAGCAGAGTCCTCGTCTCCGTTAACAAAATAACCATTCTGCTTTGGAATATAGGCTATCTGGGTAAAAGGAGCCATTAAGGAGTACTCGTTGTCATCAAACTTGAATCTATAGCTAAACCTAACAAACTTATCTTCTAAGTAGTCTGGATCCCCTGGCCATTGATCGTCACCATTTTTATTGCTCATTGTTGATTTTATGAGCGAAAAATATTGCCCTTCAGTAGGTGCAGCGTTTAGTGCTGGCGAAACAATTATAGATGTAGGTCCTGACGTTGAGGGTGAAATTACGCTTACGACTTTAACATAGTCTATTCCTTGAGTAGGAGGAAACGCTTCAGAAGAAACGACTGTTGCTCCTAGATATTGTATTAGCTCTGCGCTTCTGTCCCCGTCCACTTGTAATACAGTGGTAGTTGCCCCCAGGTTTGCCTGCAAGTCAACTCTATTATAAAGATGAATAGCTCCGTGCGGATTGTACTTAGCTACAGATATCTGATGCTCCTGAGTGTAATAATCCACTCCTGTGGATATTTGTCCTGGCTCAAATGCTACAGCTAGGTTAACGTTAATCTTTCTAGGTTGATTTCTGTTGTCTGTCCAAAACAAAAGGTTTTCAAGTAAGTTTATGCCTACTATTCTATTGGTTGTTGAGAAATTTAAAAATTCCCCTTGCACTAATCTTGTATATTGTTTTGTTGAATTGTTGTAAGAGTATATGTAATGTCTTGTGCCTAAAGGAGCATTAGTAGGGCTGGAAATATTAGGATCTTCGTAGTCGGTTAAGAAAACAAATAACCTATCAGTAGAATCATCGGACTCAATCCCTATGATAGTTAATCCATTGCCTATATCCGTTCCGGTAACCAAGTTGTTACCAATTATGTTTTCTAAGGCACCTACGTCATTATCTTCGGATCTACCAACTGATATGTTCCGAGCATCTCTATATTCGCCGTTAGGCAATATTCTATCATCAAGATCTTTATTCATCTTGGATTTTAGAAATGTGTTTTTGATTTCTTGTGCCATTAAATTATGATTTTATCCATTTAGATTTACCTCTCATTACCTGTACTATCTCTGATAGTTTAATGTTAGATAATCTTATCTTAGCATTTCTTAGCTTAGCAGATCTGTCTCGCTTTAAACGCTGTATAACGTACTCTGGTTGATTGATTCTTCCGGCTAATATAGAATATAGTATGTGTGCATATAATGCATCCTCGGCCATCTTAGGTATCCTAGAATCCAAGTCATACGCTAATCCATCTGATATATAATCAAGTATTATTAATCTGTCTTTTAAATTAGAAGAAAAAGCTATAACGCCGTCTCTTTCATTCATATTAAACCAACCATTTCTTTGTGCATTTTGTGGATCGTTACCGTATCTTTGCCCGTAAAATGGATTGCCTGTTAAGTAATTACCGTAAGACCAGTAATCTTCGAATGTTATATTACCATTTAATAATCTGTCATTAGCTTCTCCCCATCTTTCGTTTGTAATAGACGTACCTTCCAAAAGATCACCAATATTATCCATAGTGTAATCTCCTGCATCATCTTGCAATGGCACCTCGTATGGGCTGCTAGTTAAATTGTTTGCTGGATATATAGGGTGTCTTACACCTAATTGATCTATATAAGCCAAGCTAACGTAATTAACGTAATCTTGTGGTATTGTAACGCTTAGGCTCGGGGGTATTGTTATCTCCTGAGATTTTGTGCTTTTTAAAGTATCATAGCTGAATTCTTGCAATCCTCTTTTAGCGTGAAATATTACATCTGTTCTTTTAACATCACCTATTAATTTATGCTCACCAACATAGGTTGCGATAAATCCGTTAATAACATCGTTTAAAGAAGTGTAAGCGTAACTTCCGTAATTTTCTTGCACTGTATCCCCAAGAGCATCTTCATTTCCAAAATTTCCTCCGTCTAAAGATTTTAATTGTATTGCAATGTGTGGCCTTAAGCCGTTTGTAGACGTAAAAGTTATTGTATTTCCTGTTACAGTATATCCCGGAGCAAACTCAGAGTATGATCCCGCTAAGCCGGTATCACTTGTATACACGACAAAATTTGTTAATTGAGCATTAACAGAGTCGTACGTTAAATCCGTGTTAAATGTAGTTGTTACCGAATCACCTATAACAGCAGGATTCGATATAAGAAATCGCTGTGCTCCAGCGTAATATTGTTCATTAGTTTCGGTTATTAAACCGCCATTAGGTATCGGCATATCTTACATTATTGAGCGTTGATTTTCTTGTTGCACTTGCTGTGCCGCTATCTGTACTATTGATGGGTCTCTTATAACGACACCCGAGTAGAGTAATATCTTTAAGATAATATTTGCCTGCTCCGTTTTTGATAGCTCAAAATTAACTGAGTTAGTAGCATTGTATTGGTAGTAGTTTTGTCCAGATGGAATTGTAAAGTTCCATATAACATCTACAGGCTTCCTTAAGTAGCTAACACTTACATCCGATGTAATAGTTTGCGGATACAAGTATAATTTACTATCCTCATATAAATATATAGGATATGTTTTTGTTGGGGCTATTAAAGGGTTGTTGTTTAAGTATAGAAGCTCGTTTCGCTGAGATAGCTGCGCTTCTTTCGAATCTTGATATATAACCGTACCGAGTCTATAAAAGTCCTCTGAAGTCGCTGTAACGATTATAGCGTCGTTTAAAGCTGGTATACTGTTAAATATTATGTTAGCTCCACTGATTGTGTAAGCTGTAGTAGATACACCGTTTATTGTAACAGCAATTACACTGGTTTGTAACTGCGAAGATGTTATCGATGTAAAAGGAAACGATATTGCAACCCCGTCGCCCGTAAGTGACTGCACCGCGGTGCCTAACCCTGAGGTTGTTGGTAAAGTAAAATACCCGCCTGTTGGGACATAGGTTGCATCACCGTATGTTTTAAATACAGATATGTTATGGTCTACATTTTTAATGCGATCACCATATTCCGTATCATTATCTGGTCTACGTAGCTGTTGATTAAGCGTATCAAAATAGCTCTCGAAGATTTCTAATTGCACTTGTGTTGCAACCTTATTGAATTCGTCCGGAGATAAGTTACCTCTCTGTTCTTTATTCAGAATAAGTAACACTGTTTTATAAACTATATCTACATTTACTGCCATTTTTTTATTTTATTATAAATATTAACCGGCCCCAGTGATGAAGCCGGCTAAAATTAATTCACCATCTATAATATAATCACATAGTTTTTTTAAAAACTACTAATTAAACTTTTTTTCTATAGATCTAAACACTTCGCCACCTTCGTCGGTCTTGAAGTAAGCTGCCATTGCAGAGTAAGGATTCTCGTCAAAAGGAACACTCATTAGCTTTCTTCCGTTAGATCCCCAAGAAAATGTTCTTTGATCCTGAGATAAAACTAATATTCCTGCTTCGGTTGCTTTGATTGCTGTATTACGCAATCCAACGTTTTCATCTTGAGCGAGCTCTAAGAATAATTCTGGATTACTTCTGGCAAACAATCTAAGGTCTCTTTTTATTTCCTTAGATGATAGGCTAGATACTGAGCTACCTATTTCAACACGAAGTATTGCTTCTGCATCGTCGATATCCATTTCTCTTGCAAACACTGCTGCATCTGTTTGTAAATCAAGCAGTTCTAAATCGTCATAGGCTTCTTCTTGAGCATCAAACTCTTCGTATACTCTTCCTTTTAAGGGGTGATACAAAGACAACAGCTTTTGTAAGTTTTGTTTTTCTTTAGGAACTTTTAAATCCCCATCTCTAAACATGATATGTCCCATCGTAGCTTCTCCTTCTTGTTCTTCTTTAAACGGAGAATCATGGTTGGTTGCATATCTAATTTCTTTTTGTTTACCTGCTTTTTCATCAAAATACAATAAAGCATGCTTTTGAGTGTGCCTTCCTGGTATTGTTAGGGTAAGAGGAGTGTGTCTTCCTGTTAAGTAATACACTCTGTCTTTAATTTCCCATTCCGGTTTAGCGGGTTCTTTCATTTTTTTTGTCGGCATTGGAGCTGCTTGCTCCTGCACAACCTCTTCTACTTTTTCGACTTTTTTAGCCGCTGGTTTTTTATTCGCCATAATATAATATAATTTAATAATTGATAAAAGTAATAATTACCCTCGCTGATACAACGAGGGTAAGAATTACATTTGAATCCTTAGATTCCTTTGAATAGTACAAAGTTGTTAGCTGCTTGAGTAATCAAACATCTTTCAGATAGGAAGTTTACTTCCATTGCATCTAAAGTTGAGCTAGACGCTCCACCAACAGATCCAGTTAACCAAGACTTCATTCTACGGTCATCAGTCTGAGAAGCTCTATATCGGATATGACAAAATGGTCGTCTGATATTTGTTCCTAATACTTGATCGTAAACAGTTGAAGTTCCAGCTGGTACTAATACACCTTCGATTGAATTAACTCCATTGATTGCTCCACGAGTAGATGCATCATTTAAGTATCTCCAGTCTGTTTTGTAGAAGTCGTAAGATCCTCTACGGAATCCAGTGAATCCTAAGTTTAAAGCCATTTCAGAAGAGTTCTCGAATAAACCGTAAGCGGTTCCTCCTTGTGCTCCTCCAGAAATTGCAGCTAGCATGTCATCAAAGTCTAAAGAAGTCTGACGTTGTACAAACAACATGTTTTCTTCGATAGCTCCTTGAGTATCAAGATTCTTAAGAATGTTATCAAATTCAGTTAAACCGCCTGCTGCTGTAAATCCAGTCTCTACGTTTCCTCTGCTTTGGATAGCTGCGAACATACCTTCTGTTCCTGGCTGAAGTAAGTTTTGGTTTGCACCAGCACCTGCATTCAAGTTAAGCTCTCCTTCTACCATAGCCATTTCTAGCTTGTCAGCATAGCGTAAACGTGTTTCAGACTCAGCTTTTAGGTACCATAGGTATCCGTCAGTTCCATCTTCAGTCGCTACATTTACCCATCCGATCTGTGCAGTGTCCGATCCGTTCACAACATATTGATCTCTGATGATAATCGGTGAGTTAGAATACTGTGTTAAAACAGGCTCTATGCTCACTCTAGGTGTTGCTCCACCTATTTGCGATCCTTTAGAATAGTCAGATCCGTAAACGAATATCTTAAGACCTGGCTGAGCAGCTCCAAATGCCGCTGCTGGTGTAACTCCACTGTAAAGTTGCACGGTTAATGCTCCGTTTCCTGCTGCTGCACCTGATGCAGTAACAATACCTTTAGCTTCTACTCCAGTTGCTGGGTCAAGAATAACGATAGTATCCTGAACGGATATTACGTTAGTAATTCCTACTCCTACAGGGATAACAAATCCTGTTCCTGCTGCATCAACTACAACATCCGTGTAAGATATGTGTAGACGGTTTTGTTCAGACCAGATAACTTGATCAGATGTCATTGGCATTTCAGCACCAACCATTTGTAAAAATCCAGATAACGTTCTGTTTCCATAACGCTCTACTTCTGCTTCGTAGATTTCTGGTAGGTACTGCTGCGCAAAGTCAGCAAAGTTTCCAGGAATCCCGGCTGCTCCACCGTTGTTGTTCCATTGCAAGTAGTTTGTTGAAAGTAACTGCGGTACTTGTGTTGGGGTCATATCCCCAAATTGTGGTAATAAACTCATAGTTTTTAGTTTTTAAACTTTTTAATTTTTAACTTTGATGAGTCCGCTCCAGAAACAGATTTAACTTTATATGCTCCAAACTTAACCCCCTCAACCGGTGCAGCTTGTCTTGCTCCTGTCGATGGGTTTTTAGATTTAGATAGGATATCTCTAGTTGCGTCGGCTTTGCCTTGCTCATAGAAATGATTTGCCATTTTATCGGCATTCGCTCCAGCGTATAATGCTTTGTGATACCCTGCGGTATCTGTAATCGTGCCGTCTTCTCCCAGAAACTTCCCTATGAAGTTACTAATGTCTGACTGCTTTTCCGCTATCTGTGATGGGTTTTGTACGCTGTATCTAAACTTTTTCTCACCTAAACTGAAATCGAAACCTTCGAAATTTTCATTAAGTAATTCATTAGTCTTAGCCTTAAACTTATCGTGGTTAGCGACGTTTCTTTCCTGGTCCTCTTTATATCGATTAAAAAAGTCCGATGCTTTTTGTTGATCCTGGGATAAGCTAGGTGAGTTCAACTTGATCTCATCGTAATACTTATCTTTAGTATCATTTAAAAACTTACGGGCTTTGGCAACCTCTTCTTTATATGCGAGTTTTTTTCTACGGATATCTCGCTCCTCATCTAGGTCTTCATCAAATGCAAAGTTGTCCTCGATCATAAACTCGATTTCTTCTGCACTTAAGTGTGACTTAGTGTTTTTGTAATATTCTTTTACCAATACGTCGCGATCCACATCGTCGTAATTAGTATTTAATCGCATGTAATCCTGCATGGTTCCCCCGGTTTCACGCATAAAATCAACTAGCTTTGTAACGTTTTCCGGCAACTCTACAGCCGGCGCAACAGGTGCAGCTGGTGCAGCTGGCTCAATAGGCTTATCGTCAACTATTTCTTTTATAACTCCGTCTCCGTCTCCGTCTCCGTCTCCTTCTAAAAGCGGATCCTCAGCCGGCGCATCTTCTTTGGGAATTACTACTTTTGTTACATTGCTTGGGACATCTATTAGCGGCTCTTTATTCTTAGCGGCTAATTGTTCGTCTGTTAGCTTAGGTCTAGATTTGATCTTAAAAGATCCCTCTGTTTTTACTTCACTCATGATATGATATTATATAATTATTAAATAGGTATTTATTGCGGTTCGAATTGAGATAGATCAAATCCACCTAGGTTATCATTACCCGCAGACTCAAAGTCTTTTGGTAATCCTTGCGTTTGCCTTTGCTCTATCAGCTGGCTTTGTTGCGTACCTTCTTTCTCTATTCTTTTGTCTTTGCGATCTTCTATTTGCGCGTCTTTGGCTTGTGTTTCTTGAGACTTCATCTGTGCGAGCTTTAAGTTGTATTGGAACTCCGTTGCCATCAACTCTTTTTTAATCTGCGCTTCGGTCTGCATTCTTTGCATTTCAAAATTAGATTTAGCTTGCTCGATTGCCACCTTCTCAGCAGTCATTGCTTGTTGCTTTTGTACTTCAGCCATCGCGGCTCTTTCAGACGCTTCTGCGTTTGCTTGAGCTTGTGCTTGTATATTTTGCTGAACCAGCGCTTGCTCTCTTTCCTGCTTCTTCTTGCGCTTAAGCTTTAGCATTTGATTAGCTAGCTTAAGGTTTTTTATTTGGCTGATATCAATTGAATCCTCTATATCAATTTCTTTTGTTTGCAAGGCTATTTGTATATTCTTTTGCAGCTCTGCTTTTTCTTCGTCATCTGGCTCTATTTCTAAAAATATACCAAAGTCATGCAGGTTGAGGTTTTCAATTTCTTTTAAAGTTTCTACATTAAAAGTAGATACGCTATTCATTAAAGAATTTTTAGTAAGAGGGAAGTTTAACGCGTCGACTATTTTAAGCGAAATATTTTCGCAAGTACTCAATGTCAACTGTATACTTGCATCCTGTATATGCTTAGTGGCAACATTAGAAGCATTCGCTGCCATTTTTTGCAAGCCTACTAAAGCGTTAGGATCTGGCATAGCTCCGTCCCTGGCTTCATTTAATCCAGTAACGTCTCTAATCATCTGCATATTATAGTTGTATGCAGTAATTAAAGATTGTATTTTAGATATACCGGAAGAGCTTGATAATTCTTGTATAGGAACCTTGCCTCTGTTCATATCCCCGTCCTGCGTCATTGATCTACCAACAACTGAACCTGTTTGGAAGTACATGTTTAATGCTTCCGCCGGGTTATAATTTGTACCATTACCTAAATCAACTTCTGCTAAACCATCAATATCTAAAAATATTCCATCAGGAACCATTCTAGATAGTACCTGCTGTATTTTTAAATGCGTTAATTGTATTACGTCAGCAAACCCAATGCACTTGCTTATAAGCGACTGTATCACTCCCTTGTACATTCTAGGAGCAGCTATAGAGTAACTCATTTCCACTCTTGTAGTGTCAGCCATTGGGCGAGTCATGTTTTCGGCTAGTTTCCATTCTAGCATAATGTCCGTACCTACTACTTTGGCACCTTGGTACAATACTTCAATTGACCTTGACACTCTTTCAAAGTTGTCATTTGGTGGGGGATCAAATTCGTTTGTTTTTTCAATAGCCTTTTCAAGACCGTTGTCTGTTTTCTTTATTTTAAACACCTGGTCCGTATAAGTTTTATACTCAAAGTATAATACTTGTACTGTATTATAGTCGTAGTTCTCAAAGCCTCGTATCATTCTACGATTGCCTGGCATCTTTTGAATTCTTTCTAATTGCTCGTCAGATATATAAGGGAATTCTTTTTTAAGCTCTGGTATTGTTATAGATTTAACTTCACCTACATAATATATATCCTCGAAGTTAGGGTCCTCCGTATAAGACCATACGCAATAAGCTGGATCTACGTAGTCAACAACTATACCCTCTGCCGGGTTAAACGATGTTTTAGTTATGCCTATTCCGATATTAACTAAATCTTGATTTATCCTAGCTCGCGTTAGATTATACTCGTTAGTAGCTAACACAGTGCTAATAGCTTCTTCCTCCGCTATTTCTATAGCAGGCTTGTACTTAAGCTGCATGTGCAAATCTCTTTCTTCTGTAGACTCAGGCAACTCTCCATCAGGAACACCCGAACGGCTAAGGTCCATGGGTATAACCGCGCTAGCTTCTGCCCGGGCTTCTCTTGTCATCATATCAAAAAGAAGATTCTCCGCGTAATCCGTTCTAGCTTTTAAAGACTCAGGATCTTGCGAGTAAGCTGATATATCATATTGCTTTTGAGTAATACCATTAGCTACAATGTTTGAAAACTTTGATAGTATGGGTACTGGCTTCCAATCTAAATTCAAATAAGATAAATCGCCGTTAATAGCTAATTCATCTTTATATTTTTGAACGCTTTGTTCTCCCCTGGCGTATAACCTTAGGTTATGAAAGTTATTCCAGTTAGTTAGATATCTATTTGAACCTGCACCTCCATAATTAAACCACTCTTGCTCAATAGCACGAGAAACCTGCAATCCGTATTCTAGCGTTGCTTTTTCAGCGTCACTTACTACCTGATCAGGAAATGGACTATTAGTATTTGTACTTACATTCATCTATTGCATTATTTTTGAGGTGGTTCCTTTATTGTCGTATTTCTTAAACCCTAAGGAATATTTCTTTGTGGTTATAGCTCCCTTAGGACTATATCTGTGTTTGTTGCATGCCATCAAAGCTAAGCCGGAGCTTATCGATGCATCATGCTTTGTTCTGTTGTTTATATCAAACTTAGCCCAGTCTTCTAATGTTCTTTGTAAATAAACATCACCGTACCCTTCTTTTGTTTGACCAACAAAATCTTCTATATAAGTTTCAATTGCTGAGGCGTGTGCTTGCTTGATGTCTTCACTTGAGTTAGGTATACCGCCTACTTCTCGCTCTGACACCGACAACTTGTTGTAAGACCTATCTGGTCTGTTGATACTAAAGCCTCTATATCCTCGACGCTTTAAATAATAAAGCAATCTTGGTTTGTTGTTTTCAGCTAATATAGGCATTCCGTAAAATACCATAGCCATCAGTACATCTTCAAAAAACATTTCAGCTGTTGATGGTCTAGCTATGTATTCTAGAAAGAAATGGTTAGGAGGGGCATCCTCCATTGAAAATTTCGTTAATCCATGAAGTGATCCGTTAGAGCCACCACCGCCCACAACACCACTAATGTCATAACTGTCACAACCAAAAGCTCCCATGTGCTCGTTTCCTGGATATTTAATACCATTCTTTATTATTATATTATTCTGTTGTTCTTGATCAGGGACCCAAGTAATATAAAACCTACCGTCTTTGTTCGGGTAGAACATTACTTTTGTGTCTTTAATACCGTGTTCCCATTGAAAGTTTCCTTTCGTAACCATTGTATTGTTTTTTAACTCGTCATTGTAGTCTATCTGTTGATAGATCTTAGTCAAGTTAAATAATGATTGTTTAGACTCATCTCTAAAAGCGTGTTGTTCTGTTCTTGGGAATTGACGATAGTATTCGTTCAACGCATCCGGATCGTCTTTTAATCCTTCAACTTCATTTTCCCAATGATCAATGACGCCCTCATCAATAACGTCACCTTGAGGACCAAGAATATCTTTCTTAGGTACGTCAAAAACCGGCCAACCGTGTTCATCGATGAATCCTTCATAGTTCCACTCCATCGGTATAAAAAGCTTATATAATCCACTTTTTGTTTGCCCATTCTTATTTCTTTTTGTAACGTCTGAATCGTTATATAATTTCTTAAAGTTTTTACCTCCCTTGTCTAATGAATTTGAGGTTGAGCCCATCATACACTTTCCTATAATACGACTACCTAATCTCAAGCAAGTTTTTGTAACACGCCAATTGTTAAGTATGTTAGTAGGCCTTTCCCACTTACCGCTTTCGTCGTGTACTAATAGCTTTAGTTTTTCTCCATCGTAAGAGTTGTCCCCGGTGTTTTTCCAGTCGATCGTTGTGTCGAGACCTGTAATTTCCTGGAGTTTCTCGTTTGAATCGAGTTTCCTCCTTGTAAGCTTTGAGGCTGGAACTCTGTACGCAAGCTCTGTTTTCGGGCGGTCCATTCCGTCCTGTATTGGTTTAAAGAAGAATGGATAGTTAACCGATATCGGAACAACTTTGTCTGTAAACATCTTCTTTGCATCGGGTCCAGACTTGGACAGTATGCCAAATCTAGCATCCGTAGATATTGTGCCTTGGTTAACGGTCTCTCCTGAGGCCATGAAAGAAAAACCCGATCTTCTGTTCTTAAGGTAACACATGCCATAGCTTCGTCTGTCTGCTTTGCAAGCTTCCCAAAAAAGATAGAACAATCTGTTTGACTCTCGAAAGTCTGGGTGCCCAACGTCAATCTTGGACCACTGCAAGTACATGTAGTGAGTACCAGTAATATAAGTAGGCTTGTCTTTGTTAATAAACCAAAAACCCTCTTCACGCCTGTTAAACTCTGTGTCAATATATTCATACCACTTTTCTTTAAATGCAGCTGGATACTTCTCCCAATCCGCTTCGCTTTTAATTTTACTTAATTCTTTTGGGTATTCTTTTGGTGCCCACTTATTAATTCCCTTGCTAAGTTTATCTTCTAGCAAAGGTAATGCGATATGTAAATCACCAATAACATATATATCTCCTATCTTGCCTGTCCTGCTTATTACAACAAGATCGTACTCCTTGTCGTAACCATACTCCCATTTAGCGTAGCGATTCTTTTTCTTAATTGCTTGCGGCTTAATGTAGTCTTTGGCTATCCGGTATAATTCCTGTTGATATGCCATTATTTAGATCTCGATTCTGCAAACCCTTTAAAAGCAGGTTTAGTTGAAGCGCTTGACGATTCGTTTATCATACTTTCCTCCTCCTGAATTCTTGTAAGAATTTCAAAAGCATCAAATATACATAACTTTTTAGTAGCGGCAGCATTTTTAAGTCTGTCAGCTGAGATATCCTCTTCTGAGTCAACGATCTTTTCTTTTGCTACCTTTACTAATTCTTCAATCGCTAGTCGCCCAGCGGCTATTATATTCTTCTTCGTTTCTATCGAGTCCATACTTTATAACAATATCATTTGATTTCATACAATACATAATTTGATTGTCTACAACAAATTCCCATTCGCTATTTGGTGTGAATCCAATTATGTCCCCTGGATTGATTCCAGACTCCTCTAAGGAGCTATTACCTATTTTAAGTATACCAATAAGATCAGCTACTTTATCTGCGCTTAAAATGTCTTTATTCTTAACAGGTGCAACAAAGCATCTATCTCCAAATGATTTCCAAGTGTCTGTTCTTTTATACAAATACACTTGATCAACCGCGCAAAAAAACAAGTTGTCTTTTAAGAAAGACCTACTGTTCTTTTTGATTCCTTTCATGTCGTAGAATACTCTGAATACATTATGATGTACCATAATCAAATCACCTTTCCTTATAGGGGTCGCAAACGCAACCGGTGTTTCAACTACCTCAGCAATATTGTTGACATGCTTAAAGCTTTCTATAGAGCTGTTTGTTATAAGGGTATGCTCTCCAACCTTTACCTCGTTATCATACCTTTTGCCTACCGGCTTTATGATAAAGTCATATACACTCCGCATTAATATTCTAAGTCATATTCAACGGATATTGCCATGTTTGAATTGAATTTCTTCCATGGCATTATCTCGTCTACTTTTTTTATAAATATATTATAAGAATTATCAGACTCTTCAAATAGTATGTGAGAGATCTCGTGACCGCCGTAAACTGTCTGTTTAACAGAGTAATGCATTGCTTCGTTTTTATAGTCAGCCCCGATACTAATCTTTCTTATAATACTATCCATAATATTACTCTATAACTGCTTCCGGCACAATCTCTTCGAAAGTTCCGTCTACAAGGTTAATATTAACTGGCCCGTACTTAGCTTCAATATCTTTTTTAGTCTCGTCCATTTCTTTTTCAAGCATGTTAACGTGATAGATAGCTTTTGCTTTTTGAACCTCTAGTACTCCAATGTTTGCTAAATAAGCCTGCAAATCCGCTTGCACCTTTTTAACGCTTGCTAATTCTTCCGCCGTAATAGAGTTTGCTTTTGCTTTTGACTTGATTTTTTTTACTTTACCCATTTGATTTAATTTAATTGTTAATTGTTAATTATTGTGAATTATTGTGAATCTCTGTGTGTTTTTGCCATGCTGTTAAATCTAGCTACTGCTTGGCTCGATTTAGCGTTGTACATGTTTTGATTTTTCTCGTAATCTTTCTTGGCTATATTTTTCTCGCGAATTGACATGCCCGTAAACTTAGTAACTTTTCCTTGGTGAGATTTGTACCCATAATGCCCTCCGGCGTCGTCCATCAATTTTTTACCTTTATAAGGGGCCGCCGAGTACAGGCCTGAAGTATTATCATACTTGACATTACCGGTTAGTTCTCCTCTCAAGTTATTATCAGAAGCAGCTTTGTTCGCGAGTCTCTGGTTGGCATTGGTTATTATTTCTTTGCCTGAGGTTTGATTAACTACGCTTTCTACTCCCCCTTTATCCTTTTTAACTTCTTTGAAGTTTAAATTCCTGCGAGTAGCTGTGTTATCTCCTTGCGTTTTAGCACTCGTTCCGGTTGTTTCTCCGGATGTGATATCTTTCTTAGGATCTGTTTGTTGCAGGTTATTAATAACTTTAGTAATTCCCGCTCCCATTTCTTTAGTAAAACCAGGTGTTTGTGTGTAAGCCATGATGTTTGTTTTAGTATAATCTAGTTAGTCCATAAGTACCGCGGATGTCTCCAGTATACTTACTTGATATTGAATCGTTGTTTATTAATGTGTATTCTATAGTTACCTCGTATCCATTAGCTGGATTACGAAGTATTGTTGTAAAACTATTATTAGTTTTTTTGATTAGCTCTTCTGTTATAACATCTTGCTCCGTAAAAGAAGTGTTAAAACATTGTAGCACCGCGTAATCTGACGCAAGTATTGTTTTTAAATAATTGCTTCCTTCGTTCTCCCATATTCCATTAAATGCCTCTTGTGCTGTTAATGTTAATGACGTTAAAACTAAACATAGTGTAATAAATAAATTTTTCATAAGATTTGATTTTATTATATAATCACACGTTTTTTTTAAAAACTTGTTTTTATACTCCTCCGCCGTCACTTATTGCTCCAACATCAGCAATTAATTGCGTTCTTGCAGCTTCTGCCGCTCCACCTAATGTGTATTGAGCTGAACCAAAATTTAAAGTTCCGTTATATGCTAATGGTATTTGTGCAGCCCATCCAATTAAAAGAGCATCATAATTTGCTGTTGATAGTCCGGTTGAATTAACCATAAAAGAGGTAAAGCTAGTTACTTGGTTAATATCCCATGACCCTATGTTTTCATCAAAAGAATCACAATCGTATAACATTTCATTCATATTTGTAGCAGACCTTGTATCCCAGCCACTTATATCAAGGTCACGGAATTTACAGTTTTGGAAGGTTCTTCTAAATTTAGCAACGTTCCCGGTGTTCCAGCCATTTAACCCCACAATAGGACTACTGCTTCCGTCCAGATTATAAAACGTATACTCCATGTCTGTAACGTTGTCAGTATTCCAGTTAGTAACATCTAGTGATCCTAAAGCTCTACAGTTATAAAATGTACTATTCATACTAGTTACATTACTTGTATTCATTCCACTTACATCTATTGATGGTAAATTTCTACAATATGCAAACGTAGCTGTTAGGTTAGTTAACGACCCTGCATTCCAACCAGAGAGATTTAAAGTTGTTAAAGCCATGTCAGAATTAGAGCTAAATGTATAACTCATATCAGTCACACTACTCACATCCCAATTTGATGCATCAATAGTAGTTAATGACTTGGCTTTATAAAACATTTGATGCATATCTTGAAGATTAGAACTTAATGTCCATGCTGAAGTATCAAGGGCGGTTAATAGTACGCAATTTCTAAACATGTATGCTGTGCCGTTATAACCAACGTTAGAGTAACCTCCAGTTAGTCCTGCAAGTCCAAACCCTTCATTTCCTGTAATTGTTGTAAGAGAACTACAATCCTGGAACATACCGTATGTATTGGTAACACTATTTAAGTCACAGCCTGTCATATCGACTGAGACAAGGCTAGTACAACCGTCAAACATTAAGTTAACAAAAGTAAAGGAAACCCCTCCACTTAAATCTATGGATGTTAAGCTAGTTGCGTCTCTAAATGCAAGCTGTGCAGATATATTACCTGTTAGGCTAGATAAGTCAATACTTGTTAAAGAACTGCAATTTCGGAACATATAGTTTATATCAATAACACTCTCTAAATTCAATTCAGAAAGATCTAATGTTGTTAAGCTATTACAACCATCAAACATAAAGCTTAGCCTCTCGGCATTAGTAAGATCTAACCCTGTAGTAATTACAGATTCCAAGCTTGAACAGCTACTAAACATATTACTTAGATTAGTGATAGTAGAAAAATCTAAGCCTGATAAGTCTATACTTACTAATCCTGTATTCCTAAACATGTTAGCCGTAGCGGTCATATTTGTGAAATCCCAAGATGAAATATCTATAGAAGTTAATGATGAACAGTTAGCAAACCAATAACCAAAACTATAAGCATCTGTTGTTGTAGGTCCATCAGTAGCAGTTACTGTTAAGTTGGAACAATTATAAAATGTTACATCTTCATCTAATACAAAAGAACCCCATTGAGAAATGTTACCCATTTGGCTTGTATTAACAGTCACTCCATCTTGATTTGCATAGTAGTATGACCAGCCATTTATTGTCCCTGTTACAGTTATAGTGTGTGTGCCTGCTGTAGCATAAGTATGTACTGCTTCGGCAGAAGAAGTTACTGTATCAGAGGTTCCATCTCCCCAGTCAACTTCTGCGTTAACCGTACTTGTCGTTCTAAAAGGCATTTGAAAAACCTCAGCGTCCGCTGTAGTTATTGCATCAAATATAAACGGAGCAGGGCTTGCGCCTCCACCGCCTAAAGCAATTGATACCATAGGTATCCCGATCCCTATTGCATTGCTCATGTTATTTTAAAGCTATAAGATCACCCGCCCCTGCAGCAGTTCCTGTTGCTAATACATAATCAACTATAACCGGCAAGATAGATCCTGCTGGCACAGCTTTAAATGTTACCGCTTGAGCAGCTGTTGGAAAACCTCCTGCTGGATTAACTACCCCGGATAAAATTACTTTAATATCTCCGGCTACACCTACATATAAGCAAGCTTGGTTTAAGTTAGTCGCGTAAGTTATTGCATCATTTGGAGTTACGGCTACTGCCTCTGTTCCAAACTCTGGTTGATTTCCAAATTGTCCCATTATTCTTTATTTGTTTTGTTATTCATTATTTTTCTACTCTTTTCCCACGATCTACCCACAAAGTAAGCACCGTAGACTGTAACTAATAGCGTTTGAAATATAGGTATATATTCTGCTGCTATTTGAAAGTGACCAATATTTCCGTCAGCAAATGCTAATACCGAAAATATAAAGGTAAGATATATCAATACCATTGGCCTAATGTTTTTAGAAAGGAAGCTATCCGAACTCATGTCCGACTTCCATCTTGCAGTAACCTCCACTTGTGCGTTAGCTTCTGCTTTTTCAAGAATCACTTGCAATTGCTTTTTAATCTCAAGCTTTTCTTCTTTTGTAGTCGTTAGACTATCAATTACAGATCCAACCTCTTTAATAAGGCCTCCTGTTAACCATGAAATTATTTTGCTCATATTCTTTGTTTAATAAAAACCCCACGGAATGATTAAATTCCGCAGGGTAATTAATTGTTATGCTACTACTAATTGTACAAAGTACATTCTGTCATCAGTGCCAGATACTCCAGCTCCGTCAAATCCTAACTGAGCCATAGAAGTTACTCCTCCCGGGTTTGCAGTTAATGCTCTGTTGATAACCTGTGAAGGCATGTTGCTTCCAACTGTTGGTGCCGCAGGCGGTACGATTGCTGGTAAATTACTTGCTCCTGTTATAGGTGCAGAAATTATAGTTGTACCTAATGTGAACGTGTAAACTAACCCGTCTCTAAGTTCAACTGCTACAGATGCTGCATCAGCGCCGTCTACTATAGATGAAATCTGCTCTACAGGAATTAATACTTCTCTTGATCCGTTTCCAGATGCTACTGTTTCGCCGTTAGCGATTCTAAATTTTAAAAATTTCCCCATTTTGTTTTTGGTTTTGTTTTTGTTATTGTTTATGTTTGTTTAGGTTTATACAGTCCTATTCTGTTATTTTTTCTTTACACAATTATTAACGGTTTTCCCGCCTTTCTTTTTTGTGCCTTGCTTTATATATCCTCTCCAACAAGGAGTTGTTTTCTTTTTAGCTTTCATCGGTTGCGTGGGTTAGTTATTCTAAATACGGGTTTTGCATCCCACCCGTTTCGGCCTTTAGACCCTTTGGTTCCTGTTTGTGCAGGCTTCATGTATTTACTGAGGCACCCGCAATTTAGTTTGCTTTTCTTCATATTAACAGTTCCATTTTCTTCGCGCAGCCAATCCTCTTTCTGATTTCCAGCTTTTAGATCTTGCGCAAAATGCTTTACGTCTTTTAGCAGCTTTACTACCCTTCTTTAATTTAGAAGGAGGTGTCGTAACAGCGGTTTTAAGTTTACTCCCGGGATTATCTTTGCGATACTTCGCAACACCTTTAGCGGTCATACCGCCGCCGGCCTTTTTACCTGTTCCTTTACCTTTTTTTACTGCCGCGTAATTACCTTTTGATTTCTTACGTGATGGCGCTTTACCCTTTTTCTTAGGAGCTGCTTTCTTTTTTACTGCCATACCTATTTATTTGTGTTGTCCCACCTTGCTTTTGCTCCTCGTATATCGTAATGCACAAATGTGTTATATAAACCTAACCCCCCTTGCATTACATGATTGTACTCGGCTAATGTATCTAACACTTTATACAAGTCTTTTGGCGGTAAGCCTTTAACCTGCAAATCAGCGGCCTTGCCTAGTATATGTTGGCTGTCAGAGACTCCGCCCACTTCTTTGTTGTGACTTCGGCATCGATATGCATTAGTTATTGTTATTGGTAATTCTATAAAGTCACGAGTGTACTGCAATTGGTTTGCTAGCTTTTGGATGTTAAAGAACACTTCCATAGGCATTTCGCAACCGCATTTGCATTCAAACTCAGACTTTTTAAAGTTACTAGTAAGATTCATTCGAGCGTCCTTTAGCACACTGCGTGATTGGCTTAGCTTCGTAAGGCGTTGGGTATTTTAATACCTGCATACCGTTTGCTCCTGAAGAAGATCCTTTTCCATGAGGCCTACCCTCTTGGCTTAATGGCCCATCCCATAATGCTGATTCTCCTATTTGTCCTTTAGCTCCACCTGTTGGGTTGGATACCATTTGTTTTTTATAATCCATAGTTTTTATATTAATCCTTGCATAGATTTATTTCTTGCTTCAATATCTCCCATCACACCATTTGTTACAGCCGCAAAAGCAGGATTAACCCCGTTTGCTTGGTAAGTAGGTTGCTGCATACCTCTAGCTTGTAGTTGTGCTTGCTGTTGTGCAGCCATAGCCTGTTCCATTGCCATTTCGCTTGTGTCTTGTACACCAGGCATTTGGCCCATCATGTTCATGTTTACCATAATTATCTTGTTTTATCTTTGTTAACTTTATCGAATGCAGCGGAATAAACCTTTGCGCTGTATGTGTCTTTCTTCATTAAAGGATTACGCCTAGTTGAAGTAGGTATATCCTCTTCGCCTAACATTATACGATACATCTGCTGTATTAAGCATTTGCACCTAAAACTAATCTTATATATACTATAGCTTTTATCCGACCCGTTGTAGCCTCGCCATTTAACAATCCAGCCCTCTTTAAGCAGCCTATTCCATCTCCTATTGTCCCAAGAGTATGTAAGGCTACCGTCTTCGAAATCGCGCTTCCTAAACTGCCCTAAACAATCGAAGTAAATCAACAGCTCTAAATCAGCATCTGTAATACCATTTGTTTTACAAGCCCACTTGCGTATAATCCTATAATGCTTTAACAGTCCGAGTTCTTTTAAATCACCTCCTGTTAACTTTCTCATAAAACAAAAACTACATCCTGGGTTTTTATAACGTGGTATGTTTCCCTATCCAGTTCTATTTTATGCCCCGCGTGTCTATCGTAATAAATCACATCGTTCTTTTTTATACCATCACATTCGCTGCCCGTAGATATGACTGTAGCTTCTACGTATCTTATGTCTTCACGATGATTCTCAGCAAGAAGCAAACCGCCTTTTGTAGCGGTTACTCCTTCTTTAAGTTTCTTTATTATTATATTTCTACCTATTGCGTTCATATTATTCTCTTAAGTTAGACATAACGCAGTTAGTTGACAATATTGTCGAAGCAACTGATGCAGCGTTCTTTAAAGCTGATTTTGTAACTAATACAGGATCTATAATCCCTGCTTTAAACATATTAACTGTTTTGCCGGTCTCTACGTCAACACCCCAATCTTTTTTGTCGATGTTCTTGTACTCGAGTCCCGCGTTTTTCATTATTGTTTTGCATGGAAGATATAACGCCTTTAACACAACCTCTTCGGCTGGCGTTTTAGCTTTTATACTTTCGCTTGCGTTTACTAAAGCAACTCCACCGCCAGCAACCACACCTTCTTTGATAGCCGCTTTAGTCGCGCATATTGCGTCCTCCACTCTATCTTTCTTTTCGTTTAACTCTACGTCTGAGTCACCACCTACTTTTACAATAGCTAGTTTAGCCGATAGCATTGCTAATCTTTTTTCAAGTTTGATTACTTTACCAGAATTTAGCTCTGTAAGCAATTGCTCTTTGATATTTTTAATTATAGCCTTAACTTCTTCAGACTGTTCTTCATCTATTTGAAAAACCGTGTCTCTGAACGTTGATATAGCTTTTACGCAAGTACCTAAGTGTGAAAGATCGATTAGATCTAAATCGTCCCCTAGATTCTCACTTATAACTGTAGCTCCCGTTAATAAGGCTAAGTCATCAAATATTTCTTTTCTATTTACACCGTGAGTTGGTGCTGGTACTATATTAATCTTTATAGCTCCTTTGTTTTTGTTCATTGCTAAAGCCGCAGCTACTTTTGCGTCAACATCCCCTACAATAAGCAATGGTATGTTGTTCTTTATAACGTGCTCTAGTATAGTTTGTATCTGCCTAATAGTATCTACCGCAGAATCAACTAATAATATCTTAGGGTTAACAAGTTCCGCTGTATTAGCTGCTGTGTTATTAACGAAATGATTATTTGTAAATCCTTTCTCGTATTGCACACCTTCTACAACCTCTATACTTGTATTGCCATCTTGTGATGTCTCCATCATTACAACGCCCGTTAAATCCACCGCTCTATATGCATCTGCAATTAGCTTACCTAATACAGGGTCATTGTTTGTAGATATAGTAGCTACTTCGTCAATCATATCTCCCTCAACCGCTTTACTGCGCTTGTCAAGATACTTTAAAGCTTTTTCAACGATCGTATTGATTGCGTCGCGCTTTTCACGGCTAGTAAACTTCATTTTTGACTTACTAAACTCTTTTAGTATCGCATAGGCCAATACGGTGGCTGTTGTAGTTCCGTCACCGGCTTCTTGTACAGTTCGTCTTGCTGCTTGCTTTACTAACGAGGCTCCCATATTTTCTACAGGATCTAACAGAACACTTAGCTCTGCGACAGTTACACCGTCTTTTGTTATAACCGGTATTCCGTGCGCGTCTTCAAAAATAACACACTCCCCGCCACCACCTAACGTGGAAGCAACCGCTTTTGTTAGTACCTCAATACCTTTAAATACTTTGTCTTTACCTTCGTCTCCAAAGCTAAACTCTTTTACTATTTGATTCATTTGATTAGATTTTATTATATAATTACGTGTAAACGCAAAAAGCTACATAATAATCATTGTTTATTCCCCTATAATCAAGGGTATAGAAACGGGATTAATTAGGTTTTCAATTGAGTACGCTACTGTTTCTTCCCAAAAAGCTACAGTCTCCGCGCCCATAGTGGATTGTACCCACCCAACAGATATTTCATTAGTTAATTCTGAGAAAGGAATAAAATCTGTTATATTGCTAGTGTCTATAGCTATTGTGTTTTCCCAAAAAGATGTATAAGGATTCCCTTCAGGGTCTAAAACATCTGAAACACCTGTAACAAGCCATGTTACCCAAAACACTACGTCAGGATAAACTACCCCATCTGATTCGAATTCCGGATAAGCCTCTACCCTTCTGCAATCCCAATTATAAGTTACCATATCTTTTTGTTTTAATTTTTTTCTTTTTTTTCTTTTTCTTCTGCCTTTCTTTCTAGACATTTAATTTGATTTATACTGATCCAGCAGCTATTTTATGCAAAGTTACTGAGCTTTTTGCACCTGTTATAACGCTAGTAAGGCTTGTGTTTGTTGTGTTTAAAAACGCCAAATTTAGTACAGAGTTTGAACCAATAAAAATTATTCCTGTCCAAGTAGTACTTGCCTCATCTGTTCCGTTGCTATTTCTAACATAAGCCATACCTGCTACCGCTTGATTAAAAACTCCATCAACACCTACCGTCATAGTTAAGTTACCCCTTAACCTGCTCGAGTCTGATTGAACCATAGCTGTTACCTTATATATTCCTCCATCTGTAATAGTTATAGCGCTACTGCTTGTAACGCTTATTCCACCACTTGAAAATTCCGGTGTAGTATTCAGGCAAGCAGTTGCACCAAAGCTAGTGACATTTACTATAGTTGTATTTACAAGCTTTGTTTTTAAATATACAGGTGAGGAGCGAGAAGTCCACTGCGAACTTAAGTCGCCGGACCTTCGTTCAAGTAATTGTCCTGCTGTTCCGGGATTACCATTGTAGTCACCCAAAGTATCCTCCACCCTTATAATGTCTGTTATATATTCTTTTCCCATTAGCTTATCTTATAAACTGATACTGCACTCTTTGCCGCATCTAGCGTACAAGTTCCTGCCTGCCCTAGTCTTACAAACCCTATTGATATATATCCACCTGTTGGTACTTCTACAATAGAAGACCAAGTTAAACTAGATTGATTGTGTCCTGAAGAGGCTCTGATATAACCCATAGCTGCTTCTTCCCCTGTAAAAGTGTTGTTAACAGCAACCTGCATTCCTACACTAACCCTAGCGGTAGCAGAGGTGTAATACGCCATTACATCCACAGCGTACACTCCAGCTGATGGAGGTATAACTCTACTAGATGTAAAAGTAAACCCAGAATTTTGTACTGGACTTGTGTTGATAACACTAAATACACTCAACAAGGCTGAGTTGTTAATAGCTGTATTTGCAGTTAACTTTGTTTTTGTGTATGGCTTAACTGAATTGTCATCCACCCATAAAATACCTGATCCTGTAGAGCTTAATAACTGCCCTCCAGTACCGGTTTCCCCGTCTCCGTCAATAATGCTTTCTAATATTACTATAGAGTCTGTTATATATTCTTTTCCCATATTATGCCCAAGAGTTTTGCACTATGTTAACCCAACTGTAAGTTGATGCACCTGTTTGCATGCACATGTCAACATAACTTCTCGTGGCAACCACTCTATAACGCAGAGTGCCTACCTTGCTTGCTGAAGCAGCGCCAGGGTCATCTGCGACCCTAGCTCCACCTTCAACATCAATATCATTTAAAAATTTAATTGCCATGTTTTGTATTAGATTATGCGCTTACCTTCGTTAGTAAGGCTCTGTATGCTCCAGCTGTCTGTGAAGCTGCAAAAGTAAAGGTAATTAACCCTGTAGTTTTGCTGCGGCTAACATCCGTGTAAACAGTTGCTCCAGTAGCTTCGTCGATTAGCTCAACCATAATTCTATTACCATTCGTGCCTAAACCGTGCGTAGCTGCCGTTATCGTATAAGATGTGCCCGCAGGATTGGTGTTAGTAAACGATGTTCTCTCTAGAACAGCCGTTGATAGATTCGCTACTGTAACTTTCTTGTTTGTACCTGCGTCATATATAGGTAGTGTATCTGCATCAGCTAAAGATTGCACACCTGCAAGATTATTTATATCTAGACCAACTTCCACGCTTCCAGTAGTTGGAGATACTCTTATACCTAAGAGGTTGTTATCAGTGCTAGCGTCAACGGAATCTACTTGAGGTACACTATCTGTCCACGGCACGTTAACCACCAGTTGATTACTAGCATTCTTTTGAACACCGTATGTTCTAGAAGCTGTAGCAGATACTGTGTTACCAGCGACAGTTTGTGTCGTGTTCGAAAACAATTTACCTAGACCAAGTACGGTAGCTGACATCGCATTATACTCAGTGTTTTCCCATGGAACATTAACTACTAATTGTCCAGCCGAGTTTAACTGACTACCATACGTTCTTCCTGCGGTAGAGCTTATCGAGTTAGCTGCTACTGATTGGTCCGTGTTACTGAATAATTCAATACCACCTCGCACTGTAGCAGTTGCTTCTGGTAATGAGTAAGTACCTGCAGGTGTAGCCCAGTTTCCAGCTCCGTTAAGGAACGTTCCAGCTGCACCCCCAGAAGGCACAATACCTAATGAAGAACCTCCACCATATATATCAGATGAAACAAATCCGTTAGTGGTTACATTAAAGTGAGCAGAGTTGAAACCTGCAATACCTTTAGTTGTTGCTCCGTCAGAAGCTCCTTGACCTGCAATGTCTTGTCCAGATTGAACAACTGTCCAATTGGCAAATGTTGCACCAGGATTGTCTTGGTTAGCATATATTAAATCTCCAGGCTGGACTTCTTCAGAAAAGAAATCACCTGTATCTGTTACTGCCCAGAACCAACCATTTTTAATAGCAGTAGAAGGTGAAGTATCTAAATCAGGTGTGTTAGTTGCTGCGTTGTAGCCTCCTTGGAATATTGATTGACCAACATTTGATTGGTCTACATATTGCTTTGAAGCTGCATGAGCGTTAATAGTTGGAGTAACAGGTATTACTACATTACTAGTAAAGGTTTTAGTACCCGCTATAGTTTGATTGTTTGTTGTTCTAACAACCGTGTTATCTACTTGAATGTCGTTTGCGTTAGCTGTAATACCATCACCACCTATTACATTTAAGGTAGGGTTAACGGTTGAAGTACCACTTTGCGTCATACCAGTTCCTGCTGTTACAGAGGTTACTGTACCGTCAAATTGGTCATTCGATGTTACCGTTAATGTATTACCCGATCTTGTCACAGAAGATGTTCCTGCTCCAACGATTAATACATTGTCAAGAGTTCCGTCAGAACCGTCAAGTTGTACACCGGCTGTTCCGTTCGTAGAACCTACTCCAAATAACTCGTATGTAGTATCTGTTCCCGCAGGTACAGTTACTGTTTTTATGTTAACCGCAGTAATATGCCCTTGTGCACTAGATGTTACAGAATCAACTACAGGAAATGTATTACTACTTAAAGAAGAAGTTGTGTCTGTTCTAGATACATTATCGTGTGTTACCGATATAGTGGTGTTGCCCGCTTGATTCGCTGTAAAAGTTCCAGTTCCTCCAAGAACACCTGTTCCTTGCACTGTTAGTGTTCCATCGCCCACAGTTGGTATAGAAGCCGTTAAAGCGTATCTACCATCTAGATCAACTGTTACATCGGATTGATTTGATACACTAGCTGTTAAAACACCCGTGCCTGTATTAAATGATAATCCATCTAAGAAATCGTTTGCTCCAGTACCATCTGGCATAGTTAGCCAGGCGCTTCCACTCCAGACCCTAAGCTTATCTAGGTTTGTGTCAAAGTATATTTGACCTGAAACAGGGGCAATCGGTGCCGACCCTAAATTTTGAATAGCTGCATTCTGCAACTCATTCTGGGTTAAGTCAATGTTGTTTAAAAATTTTACTGCCATGTTGTTTGTTTATTTATTTGTTTTAGTTTAGGTATGCGACCCCAGCAAAAGCCGCGGTAAAGTTTATTCTTAAGTTATTGTTGTCTCCGTAATCCACTTCGCCTATTACGTTGGTACCTGCAGAGTCTATTACTGATACCGAAGGGAATTTCCCAAGGTTATGTGCTATATCCCATGAGGCCGACGCAGTATTTTGCGTAAATGTAAAGTTTAAATCCCCCACCGCATCCGATGCAAGTAAAAAATTATCGAGGTTATAAATTACTGTAGGAGTCAAGTTGCCCTGTCCCCCGTTAAATGATACCTCTATAGTATAGTAGTCTGCAGACACCGCTGTGTACGATTCGACAGTATAATGGCCGAAGGCCAATAAATTTTTTTGCTCATTTATAAGTATGTCAGAGCCAACTAAGTAGTTTACAAACGCAGTTGTATTAGAACCACTCCTGTCATTAGTACTTAACGTCAACGACGTCACATTAGCGAACGGCGTAGCTCCTCCACCGGCCTGTAAAGCCATAGTACCTGTACCCGCTAAAGACGTTGATACATACTCATAGATCATTGCCGTGCCAATAGATATCTTACCGTTTACATTAAGGTAATCTGCTACCGCTTGAGCTGTATACTGCCTTGTCTTCCCAGTAGATGCCTCCGATCCTATCCACGCGTCTCCATCCTTGATATCATTATCATACGGGTAAGATATTATTCTAGACATATTCTATTTTTTCTTTTTTGTTTTACGTTTTGGTACCTTGTACCTCTTTTTGCCCTCGCTTTTAGTCCCTTTTCCATCATTTGCGCGGTTTCTAGCAACACTTTCCCATCTTCCGTCCTTGTGATCCCAATCTTTACCTTTAACATTGACACCTTTCCTCTTCGCCTTGCGTCTTTCCCTCTGCGCATGGGCTTTTTTAGCTCTACGTGCCGGCGTCTTAGCAAAAGCTAGGTCCCGGGCAGCTTTACGCTTCCTCGCCGCAGGCGATAATTTTTGTTTACTAGCCATTCAAATAAAATTTAGCACTATGACTAATATAATTACCCAGTTTTCTAAAAAGCTACGCCCGAAAAAAAACTTTATTACATAATTAGGGGTATAGGGCTATATAGTAAATTGAAAAACCATTTTGATTACGGAAATGGATTTGATTTGACCCACCCCCCTTTGGGTTTTAGGGATTGGGGTTAAGGGTTTACCTTTAGCTGCGGTTTTACGCCCAGGGTTTAGGACTACTAACTAGGCCTTAGCTAAGGTGCTTGCGCACAGCGTGCGTATAGCAACGCGTATAGCATAGAGGTCGGCTTGCAGACGGATCACGTTGTCTTATAGATAATATAGTTGTAAGATAATAATAATAATAAATAATAATAACTATGATAATATTCTTGATCGCAATACCAATGGCTTTGATAGCAACCTTCCTAAGATGTAACTGGGATGATTAACCTCAGCCTGTCCTTGACACCAGGGCGGATCCTTCGCAGACGGTTTACGTTGATCCATAGATAATATAGTTGTAAGATAATAATAATTAAAATAAATATAAGATGAAAAATTTAGATCCCGCTTTAGAAATGAAAATCCAAGATATTAAAGACCTTATCTACCGATGTCTGAGATAACCTCAGCCGGTCCTTGATGCCAAGGCGGATCCATTGCAGACAAACCACGTCTACTCTAAGATAATATAAATGTAAGTAACTAAATATAATAACTATGACAAAGATTCTATTCAACACAGTCTACAAGACTATCAACCAGATCACAAACAGTAATAAACTGAACAGACCAGTCCATATAACATACGGCGGACTGATCGTAGACAACAGTGACATCGAAACAGTGACTAAGATACTCGACCGAGAAATAATAAAGTATAAACTAAAATCCATATAACTATGTCCTTACAAGATCACAACACAATCAATGAACTGATAAAGTTCTACCAGAAGAACCGAAGTGAAGCCGACTACAAGAAAGGTATACAACCTATCGACGGCCACAAGATCGACAGCCTGATGATGGCTAACTATCTGGCGGGAGCTAAGAAAGATCCAAACATATACTAATCTAAAACCAAACAGATGAGAACACCAGAACAGATTATCCAAGCCTACGCCATGGGGCTACTAATGCCTGGCGAGGTAGCAAGCCAGATGAAGGACCACTACCCAGGACTGAACCCAGTACAGATTATGAACACTATAAATACCATACTAAAATGAAAGCATTCAAGAGGATACTTGCTGACCTGGCTCGAGGAGCTGGGTATGCACTAAGGAACTAAGATCACGACCTCGCGGCGCCAATGCCTGACCCCGATCCCTATAAGGAAACTAGCAGCTGACGTGGCTGTGGGTCACAGCGGCAACGCCGGAGGCGTGTATAGCAACGCGTATAGCATGCGACGTTATGTCATGTCATTTTGTCACCCCCCATTTTTGCAGACAAACTACGTTCACTTTTAGATAATATAGTTGTAAGTAAGTAATTAATATAAATAATAAAATAAAAATAAATTAAGAAATTATTTAATAATACAAAGTTGCAGACTAATCACGTCTATAAATCGATAATATAATTGAATACTAATAATAATAATTAATAATTAAATTCTAATAACTATGCAAAATTCAAATGAAATTTTACAGAATGCACTGAAATCAATGTCCAACGAAGATAAAGCTAAAATCTTCCCGCCGATCGAGCGAAAGAACTTCGTAGTCCGAGAAAGCTGGATGAATCGAAATCAAATAATAACTTTTGTGAACAACAAAAATCAAAGAGTGACTTACAATCACGACGTGATACTCGAAGCAATGCTTCCGAAACTGAAGTTCCAAGCTTGCTGGCTTAAGCGAAAGTACTGGTCTCAAAGCACTAACTTGCCGACGAATGTGAGGCACTTGGCTACGATCGAAGAACTGGAAATTGACGAGACGTCAAAAGAATTCCAGGATTCTGAAGCAAGTCTGACTTAGTCAGGCTTAGGCTTCGGCCAAATGCAGACGAATTACGAGTACTAATAGATAATAATAATGTAACTAAAACTAAATAATATGAACTATACTGAAACGAAAGAAATGTTAGAACTATGTCAACGAAGTCTAAGCTATCACGGATGTGAGCCGATCGCTGACGATATACAAAAAGCACTAGATAATCTAGAGTATGCAATTAATAATAACTTAATAGAATAATTATGTGGAGTAACTGTTGTGGCTCAGAGCCAAGCTATTTAAGCGACGAACTATGCGGATCGTGTCTAGAGCACGCCGTATTTGACGACGAAGATGAAAACGAATACTAACTAAAAAAACCACACCTCAGCGTGTGTATAGCATAGGTATGTTCCGTCCTCAGCGGGCGGTCATAGCGGTGTATAGCAACGCGTATAGCACGGTAGAAGCAGTGTCACCTTGCAGACAGATTACGCTCACCTAAAGATAATATATGTGAATACAAAAACACACTAATATGACACTAACTACTGAAGAATTAAGGGAAGAAATTTACACCGATCTAATACAGGAATATGACCACCTGACTCACGAAGAGATAACGGATATGGTCGATGTAGGAATGGTGATAAATTGGATCGAAGACGGTAATGTAGAAATGATCGGTGAAGATACCTATATAGAACAGACAACACAGTGGAGGAAAAAGTTCACGATGTCAGAGTTAATAAGGTTTTACTTAAAAGAATTTTAGGTCGATGTTGAAGAAATGGACCCCACTGAGCTAACTTAGATAACTAAGCTTTAGTTAAGTAATACTAGTGTAGAGTAGTCAGAGACTATCTATTAGACTAGAGTACTAATTTACTCATGGTAATAAAAGTACACTTAAAGAACTAGTATTTAATTAAATTAATATAATTACCTGTTTTGGGGTGAAAGCTACAGTAAATATGGGATTATTTTAGTGGGTAAGTGGTATTAAGTGTTTGTAAGTGGCTACGGTAATGGTTGTCACGGTTGCAGACTAATTACGATTACCTTTTGATAATAAATGTGAATACAAATAATAACTATATAATATGAAAAAACCATTTAATAACCGAATTTATTTTAATAATGTAGTGGACCTAGAAAATCACTATTCTATACTAGAACCACTATTCGAAGACCACGATGCTTGGGTAAATTTTATCGACGACCAAATAGGTAACGATGTAAATCCTCCGAAAGAACTGTACTTAACTAATAATAACTAATAAATATATAAATACTATGCAAAAAGCAGAACTAGAATTACCAGTAAAACAATTCCACCGACTATACGATTTATTAGGTGATCTAATTGACTATGAGGCCGAGATTAACGTTTTCAATATGGAGAGTAATGACATCGAATTCTTAGAGGATATACGGATTGAATTATTCAACCAAATACCTGACGAAAAAACCTACACTGATTACGCTGTAACCGGCCGATCGTCAAACCCTAGTATACAAGCGGGTAAACTATATAAAATAACAGAAAAAACGAGTAAGCACGGTTTCAAATTAGAAGTCGAAGACGGTGAAGTAATCTATTGTCTCTTCAAGAACTGTGCTTTCCTAAACGGTAGAGATTGGACCATTATTAACGTAGAAAACTAAGTAACTATGAAACTAACTGACGAAGAAATAAAAGAAATAGCGGACCGCATGGACGACCTAATGTGGGAGGGATTTCACGATATAGTATACGATGTGTACCTACAACGTGAAAATTGCTTTCTAGACGAAGAAATATCAGACGAAGATGTAATTAAAGTAAGAAAAGAATTAAAAAAATATATATAACTATGAAGAATTTAACTGAAGAATATGTAGAAATCGATTGGAGCGGAATATGCGAAGACTTCGATCTCGATAGCGGTGATATTTCACCTGAACAATCTTTCGAAATCGACCGTGCACTCGGTAATATAAATGAAGTATTACACAAATTTATCGAACAAAATAAACTGAAAGTACATATAGGTCAAACTACACTAACGAATACGGAACACAACGTACTAGCGGTTGCACTCGACCACATGTACGAACATCTAGACGATCTTGTAGGTGAACTAGACACCCACGAAGAGGAAAATATTAACCTTAAACGCAAAGACGCTGTTAAATCGCTAAAAGAAATGTTTAACCTATAATACTATAAAACTATGGAAAATAAAGAAACTATGTACCTATGGGTGCTCGACTACAACGACAAAGCAACGTACAAATATGCGGTTGCTATACGCGAAAACCCTAACGATTACCGTAAAATGCTACGGGACGTGGGTCATGATCTAGCTAAAATAGAGTGGATGTTATCACCTTACTATGAAGCGATCAATGCAAGCAACGATATGCGAGTAGATGACGTTTGCAGACCAAATACGTCCACCGATAGATAATAACAATGTAACTAATAAACAATATATACTATGCAAACTGCAAAACTAAAATTACCAGTAAAACAATTCCACCGACTACACGATTTGTTGGGTGATATACTTGACCACGAAGCCGAGACTAACGACTTTAACATGGACAACTCCGACGTAGAGCTGATGGAGGATATACGTCACGAACTATTCAACCAAATACCCGACGAGAAACCGATCGAAATAACCTATGCTTTCACTACTGCTAGCGGTACACCCAATATAACACCCACTAAACTGTACGAAGTTACGCTTCGCGATGCTGGCAGTGGATTTCTTATAACTAACGACGCGGGCAGAGAAGTATTCTGCATTGAAAAAGGGTGTTCTCACCTAAGCCGCCTTGGCTCTAAAAACTGGAATTTAATCACAATAACTAACGACTAAAATATAATAATTATGCAAGAACTAGATAGAGTAGTGCACCAATGGTGCGATGACAACGACAGATGGATGTACATAGAGTATGACCGCGACGGAAAAGTAATGGGATTAAACTTTATGCAAGGCGATGAGTACGAGTGCTTTAAGAAATCGTGGTGTGTAAGTGATAAAGGTTTAACAGCGTTTTATAAGCAAATGCTATACACCTTCGCTTACGAGCAAAAAAATGTACCCGAGCACTGCTTTATAAACAGTTGTATGTGGGCATACCACTCTGCGATCTCGTCTCGTGACGAACATGCGGAGCCTTGCAGACGAAATACGCACTGCAAAAGATAATATAAATGTAACTAAAAATATATAACTATGACTAAAGAATTATCGCCATTACAACGTTCTTTCAAGCGAATTAACGAATTATTACCGGATAGCGATCAAGTACTACTACGCTGTGATCTATACACTATGTGCACTGAATTAACTAACAAATCCTTCGCTGAAGGAATTAACACTAAATACTAATAACTATGAAATACAAAGTAAAAATTGCCGAAGTAAATAAAAGTACAAACCTTATGCACCACAGCTATATCGACCTCGGTATATTTACTGTGAACGCCACAACCCACTCATTCCTATATTCCGCTGTAAAAACGGATTGGGGAGCGGATATAAATGACACGGAACTTGAGTTCTATGTTAACAACAAGCGATGCAAGTACGTAGGGTTCAAAGAATTATACACTCAACTATACGGTAACTCCTTCGTAACCTGGGAAGCTGACATAATACGCCAGATAGAAGAAGAAGTTGCAAAACGAATTGTAAAAGAATATCCAGGAACTGATGTAAACTATTAAATATATAACTATGAAAAATGTAAACACCTTTATCGAAGTAGAATTAGCAAAATTAGGCCGTGGCATTGTAGCTACACCTGACGAAGATTACCTAGATCGATTTACCGACGCTAACCAAGGAAGCAACGATTTTTTATTAATGCAAATGTCAAAGCAGTATGGCTACAAGCTAGCGTTACTTGCTATACGCGAACAACTAAAAACCAAATAACATGGGAAATATGAGCTACTGCAGGTTTGAAAACACTGCACAAGACCTACAAGATTGCGTGAGAGCGATCGAAAACGATGATGTCTATGACTTCAGCAGCTACGAGCTGAACGGATTTAAGAAACTGATAAGACTAGCAGACGAGCTAGTGAATATGGATTACGAAATAGCAGGAATAATTGAACACTATAAAAACGAAGAATAATATGAAGTCATTCAAATACAACCGACAAAACCGAACTATCACACTAGACGGCGTTAAGTACCGACCTTACACTGTAGGTGCATTACCACCAAGCTTCGGCTTTAAAGTCTCTGACGACGGAGAAAAAGAAGGAATATCTAACTGGTTCAACTACAAAGGTTTAACCTACATAAAAGCATAACTATGAGAAAACTGAAAAAAATATTAACTCAATGCGCTGCTGCTGCCGCGTATGCTATACGCAATTAACTTATGAAACCTGAACTCGAATTAAATAACGAACTAGATGAGGTCGTTGACCGCATACTATTTTACCTAGAAGATCACATACTTAACACAATCGACTGGCAGATGGAGGGCAACACTATAATAGGCGATTGCGAGGGCGACGAGTGGACGGATCGCCGACAATACGTTTATAACAATGTAGTTAAAAAAATGTACTATGGGAAGAATAATTGAAATATCACCGCAACAAGATGTTGTTAACAAAATTAATGCAAAAGCAGATTTCACTCACAATATAAACCGCACAAGACTAGAGCGCTACACTGTAAGCACACAAAATGTACTTAAAACTGCAAATCCATCGCTATTTTCAAAAAATACATGGCAAATAGTAGACGAGGCATTCAACAGTGATCACGAATTACTAGGTGGTTGGCTAAGTGAAGACGATATATACTTTCTTGACTACGGCTTAAGTGTAAGCGATCTCAAAAAAGCGATGAAAATAGCTAAATTTAACAAACAATTAGCAATATATGACAATGTAGCTAACAAAGTAATACCAGTTGCAGACTAATTACGTCTACCTAATGATAATATAACTGAATACAAAATCTAATAACTATGAATATATTTTATTTACATAGCGATCCAGTTATCGCTGCACAAAAACAATACAATAAACACGTTGTCAAGATGATACTTGAGTCAGCACAGCTACTGTGTTCAGCTCATCACATGCTAGATAGTGAGATAGATGTCCCCTACAAACTAACACACAAAAACCATCCGAGTGCTGTGTGGACGAGACAATCTGTACAAAACTACGCATGGCTATACTTCCACATGTTAGCTCTTGGCAATGAATATACTAAGCGCTACGGTAAAAAACACCTGACTATAATCAAGTGCGAGAACATACTGTCTCAAACACCTGGTCCGATCTTTAATACCGGCTTGACTGAAATGCCTCAATGTATGCCAGACGAGTATAAAGTTTCAGGCGATTCCGTAGCTGCTTATCGTAATTACTATGTAAATGAAAAAGCACATTGCGCTAACCCTAAAGTTGAAATGCTATACACTTCAACGGATCAGTTTGACTAACCTAAAACCTAAAAAACTATGATAATATTTTTTATAAAAGCACTATATATTGTTAACTGGACTATTTTAATATCCGCTATAATGGTTGATATAAATGCGATATACCACGACGATTGGGATGATATGTGTATAACCACTAAGAAAAAGTTATTACTAAACGTTGTACTACCATTTTACTTTATGTGGCCTACTATTGGCAGACTGTTTAAAATGTGGTATAAAAAACTAAAATAAGTAGTATTACGAGCGGCGGCGTAATTAGCCGTCGGCACGGTGCAAGTCCGATCCTGAGGTAAATCTAGGTATACCTAGCATATACAGGAAAATAACTACTAAGTAGTATCACGAGCGGGAATTTAATTAACTCCCGGCACGGTGCAAGTCCGTTGTTAGATGGAAGATAACTACTAGGCGAAAGATACGATTCATGATCACGTAATAGCTGATAACCGCGAAAGGAACGCCACTGACGGGTGAAGGAGTTCGAATCTCCTTGCGGTTACTAATATTAAACTAAATAACTATGACTGCAAAGCAAATTGACCTTATGCCTATCGAAGAATTAGAATCGCTAGCATGCAACTTAACACCAAACCAATTATTTCAATGGAGTGCATCCGGATATGACGGATTAACCTATGTAAAAATAAAACTCGATGAGTAAATTCATGATCTACAATGCAGATGAAGTTACATTCATACTAGCAAAAACACTAGACGAAGCTAGACAATGGGCAATAATGTATTGCGATCATTCACACGAAATAATAGTACGAGAAGTAAGTGATATTAAATATAAATACTAATATGAGTAAAGTAACTAAAGAGATCCTGATCGTAGAATCAGAAGCGGTAGTCTATGCACAGTATAAACACCGAGAAGAAGAACTAATGGTAATGTTTAATCGCGGTGCGACTTACACTTACTTTGATGTACCAACCCACGTATGGCGTGGATTACAGACTGCACATTCAGTCGGTAGCTTTGTAAGTAAACACATACGAATGAAGTTTGAATTTAAACTTACAGACTAAACACGATCACTAATAGATAATACAATTGAATAATAACTAAATAAATATAATATGGAAATGACTAAAGAAGAATTACAAAGAAAAGTAAAAGAATTAACGGCAGCTATTACAACGTTTAATAACGATGCTGAAATGCTACAGAAAGATCTAGCGGATGCTGAGCAACGGCTTGCAGTTGTAGACAGACCTAAAGTAACTAAAAAATTCTTAGACGAACTAAGCGAGGCTGTTGAAGAAGCTATTGGCAATATAGATTTTACTGATTGCAATGCCTATGACTACGAGTTTAACTTAGATTATGATAATAGAATATCATTAGAAAACATCGAGTTCAATCATACACACGATATAGGTGATGAGATCTATTCTAAGCTAGAAGATTTGTTTAACATAATAGAAGATGAAGATGAAGCCTAGAGTAAGACAGATGACAACTAGGGGTGGCAATCCTGCCCCTAATCAATTCTTGCTATACACGTCTGATGGCACGTACTTTCAAAGTTACAACAGTACGGTTGCTTTCCGTGATCACAATGGCAAGGTACAACTTGACGAGAACACATGGGACTATTCTAAAACCACAGCTGAGTACAGGCGTGATTTCTTAGGAGAAGGTGTCGATTTAACCCGAGATAAAATACTATCTGGTGAATACCAGTTAACTAACTTAAATTAAAGTATGACAGAAGAAGAAATGGAGAAGATCGCAGATATGATATCGAATAGAATATTTGCCAAAATAGAAGCGGATACAATAGCCTTCAACGAAGAATTTGTTGATAGCTTACCAAGTAATGAAGAACAAATAGCAGAGCTGCAAATGTTACTATTGCATTACGAGAAGCAAGAAGACTATACTAGAGCTGCTAATGTTTTTAAACAGATCCAGTCGTTAACAAATAAAAATAACCCAGGCCGTGACATATAGGATGCTTAAACTACAAGTTATTATTTTTAGTTAAAAATAAAAGATTAAACTAAAATTTAAAGTGTTTCAGTATACGTATATAATCACACGTTTTTACGACAAACTCGCATGGTATTATGCTAAAGTTTAAAAAATAAATTATGGAAGAAAAAGATTATTACATAACAGAAGAAGGTTATCGATGCTTCACTGAAGCGTATCATATTAAAAGAGGATATTGTTGTGATAATGGTTGCAAGCACTGTCCATACAAGAATGCAGACCAATTACGATCAACAAAAGATAATACTTTCAAATAATGCTATACATTTATGAATAAACCCGACGAGCCAATTAAAGAAGTAGATAAATTTAATGAGTGGATGCTTAAGATTCAAAATAAGTACTACTCTAATCATCAAGCTATGACAGAAGCATACAAAAAAATAAACAATGAAAAAATATAATATCGACAACTATGTAAGATACCAAAAAGATCTTAAAGAAACGTTAAATAATTTACCCGGTGTATTCTTTGACGAATATACTCGAGACCAACTTATAACTAAGTTCATGCCCTTAACGGAAAACCTTGCACGTAAATTTGCAACATCACATCAAGCCATAGGAGTGCTATCAATTAACGATCTGATACAAGCAGGTCACATTGGCTTAATAAAAGCTGTAGATAAGATTGACTGGGAAGTTTTAAACAGTTCTAACAACATAGAACAAACTATTAAGAGTTTCCTATCAAAGCGAATTAAGGGCACGATTAGGCGCTACATTAATCATAACATGGGAGATATTAAAATTCCTGAGTGGAAGATCAATGAAGTGCGCAAAAGCTCTAACAATCCTGCAATTAATAATTTGCTAAGCAAATCTAAGTCGATGTATTTAGGTGATTTTACAATGAATAGTGATGATGATAGCGGATCAGTAATTGAGATAGAAGATGACTCTACTGAGTACAATGTGGATCTTATGAATGAGTACATACTTGCCTTACTAAAAAAGCATTTAACAGAGCGTGAACAAGATGTAATAAGACTAAGTTTTGGTCTTGATTGTGACAAGCACGATGCTGTAGAAATATGTGCCATATTAGGTATCGAAGGATCTTATAAAAAGAAGGGTGTTAGAATCTCTGAAATAAAACGGAAGGCAATTGATAAATTAATTGAAAAGACCAATGACTCCCAAGTAGCTGATATTCTTTAGTCCGTGGCTGTAGTTTATCGACAAAACG